ATTCCAACTTGAATTTGTTGACCATATACTTCCATTAAATTTTTCTGTAACTGCTGTATAAGAACCTGTATCTCCCCCAAAACATAGAGCTGAATTTTGAACACCTGCTGAACCCACATATCCTTTAGCTTCACTTAAATCACCACCAGATACAATAGACCAAGTATCTCTAATTAAGAAATCAGTATAAAGATTGTTTATAAATACTTCTTTAATACCGCTGTCAACAATTTCAAACTCATAATTTTCAGTAATTACAATAATTTCATTAGGTGGTATATATGGATGTTCAATATCAATATATAGTAGATTTTCTACAGGAGTAAAAGAAAAAGTAATTGGTTCATTTATAAATGTTACATTTTTTTCTTTACACCATTGAGTAAGATTATTATTATTTATAGTTAAAGATGTTGAAACATCTGAAAAACTATTTAACATTTCTTGCCATGAATAGGAATTTGTTTTTATGTAGATAATTTTTAAATTATCTTTAAATTTATAAACTCCTAAACTTACTTGTATAAATAAGTTGTTAAATGTATATTGGTCATATACAACATAATCATATAAATCTTTAGTTAAGTTTATATTTAATTTATTCATGTAATTAATACCTAATTAAAATTTTATCATTTAAATCTAATAGAAACGAATCTAAAAATTTTGAAATAAATTTCTCTGTAACTGCTGTAGCTGAACCTGCATCTCCACCAAAGCATAACGCTGAATTTTGTGTTCCTGATGAACCCATATAAGCTTTAGCTTCACTTAAATTACCACTTAAAGTCCATATACTTCCATTAAATTTCTCTGTAACTACTGTAAATGAACCTGTATACCCCCCAAAGCATAGAGCTGAATTTTGGGTTCCTGTTGAACCCACAGTATATTTAGCAACACTTAAATTACCACTTACAGACCATAAAAATCCATTAAATTTCTCTGTAATTGCTGTATAACCACTTGTATATCCCCCAAAGCATAGAGCTGAATTTTGAACACCTGCTGAACCCATATATCCTTTAGCAACACTTAAATTACCACTTAATGACCATGTACTTCCATTAAATTTCTCTGTAACTGCTATATAAGAACCTGTATATCCCCCAAAGCATAGAGCTGAATTTTGTGTTCCACATCCACCTATATCAGATTTAGCTTCACTTAAATTACTACTTAAAGACCATATACTTCCATTAAATTTTTCTGTAACTGCTGCAACTGAGACTGCATACCCCCCAAAACATAGAGCTGAATTTTGGGTTCCACATCCACCTACTTGATATTTAGCTTCACTTAAATTACTACTTACAGACCATATACTTCCATTAAATTTCTCTGTAACTGCTGTTCTTGGGGGATCTATATCTCCACCAAAACATAATGCTGAATTTTGAGTTCCACATCCACCTACACCATATTTAGCAACACTTAAATCACCACCAGATACAGTAGACCAAGTATCAACTGTATTTTCCTTCCCTAATTCTCTTATATACTTTTTATCATATTCATCATTACTATCATCAATTTTTAAAATAACTACAACATTTGCAGGACACATAACTTTAAATATATCAACCTTATTTTTTGAACTTGTATTAATAACTGTATAAGGCTCATCTGTATGATTTGATCTTATATGTATATCTTTATAAAATGAAAGCTTCCCAATAAATTTCTCTGTAACTGCTATATAAGAACCTGTATATCCCCCAAAACATAAGGCTGAATTTTGTGTTCCTGATGAACCCATACTACTTTTAGCAGCACTTAAATTACCACTTAATGACCATATGCTTCCATTAAATTTTTCTGTAACTGCTATATAAGAACCTGTATATCCCCCAAAGCATAGAGCTGAATTTTGGGTTCCACATCCACCTATATAATCTTTAGCAACACTTAAATTGCCACTTAAAGACCATGTACTTCCATTAAATTTCTCTGTAACTGCTGTTCTTGAGCCTGTCCATCCACCAAAGCATAGAGCTGAATTTTGGGTTCCTGTTGAACCCACAGTATATTTAGCAACACTTAAATTACCACTTAAAGACCATACAGAACCATTAAATTTCTCTGTAACTGCTATATAACCACTTGTATATCCCCCAAAACATAAAGCTGAATTTTGAGTACCTGCTGAACCCATAGCATATTTAGCTTGACTTAAATTGCCACTTAAAGACCATATACTTCCATTAAATTTTTCTGTAACTGCATATTTAGCAGCAGTTAAATTACCACTTAAAGACCATATACTTCCATTAAATTTCTCTGTAACTGCTGTTCTCGGAGCTGTACTACCCCCAAAGCATAGAGCTGAATTTTGAGTACCTGCTGAACCTGCATAAACTTTAGCAACACTTAAATTACCACCAGATACAGTAGACCAAGTATCATTTATAAAATCATAAGAAGTTAAATTTTCAATACTTAAAGTCCGTAATCCATTATCAGAAATTTCAAATTCATAAAGATTTTCAGAAACTAAAATTTTTGTAGGTACATATGATTCATATTCTTCTTCTAGATATATAGTATTTTCGACATTAGGATGTGTTACAGTTAATCCAGTTGCATCAAAAACAACATTATGTTCTCTTGCCCATTGAATTAAATTATTTAAAGTAAATATAATATTTATTGAGGTATCAGAGAAAGAATCAAGCAAGTTTTGGTATGAATAAGTACCTGATTTTATATAAATAGATTTAAGATTATCTTTATATTTATAATTTCCTGGACTTATTTGTGCAAATAGTTTATTGAAGGAATCTTGATTATATACAACATGGTCATATAAATCTTTAGTTAAATTTATATTTAATTTTTGGATAGGCATATATATTTGTCCTTTAATTGTGATATATGATTATATTAAAAAAAGGGCAAAAAAAAAGACTAATTATTATTAGTCTTTTTTCAATTTAATTATTTCTTCTATTGAAAGAAGATGTTTTAAAAAACTTATAGGTAAATCTTTAATATTAGTATGTTTTGCAACCTCCATCTTATCAAAGATAAAAACTTCTGTTTTTTCTGTTTTTATATTATGAATTTTCAACTTTCAATACATCTCTAATAATACCTTCAAAAACTTGTTTAGGAAAAGCTCCTGAAGCCATTTGTGGATTTTCATTCATAGGGATTATTAAAAAACTTGGTATTCCTTGTATTCCAAATAATTTTGCAAGTTCTTGTTCTTTTTCTGTGTTAATTTTGTAAATATCAATTTTACCTTCATATTCTTTTGAAAGTTGTTCAAGTATAGGTGATACCATTTTGCATGGTCCACACCAATCTGCATAAAAATCAATTATAGCAGGTTTATCACCTTTAAAAGTAAATTCTTCATTATTTTCATAATCAAATACTTTTTCTATAAAAGTTTCTTTTGTTAAATTTTCCATATTACCTCTTATATTCAAAAATTTTTAAAAAATTATATTTTTTTATGTAAATCAAATGGGACTCGAACCCATAACCTGCTCCTTGTAAAAGAGATTGCTCCGCCATTCGCTTTTGATTTATAATATGGGGCTTCCACCCATTGCGATTATTAAGTCATGATCTTAATTTCTCTCTGGACCTCGTTCTTGAGTTCCCACCAAACAAGGACTCCCACCTGTTGTAGAATTAACTTGTACTTCATTAATTCCTCTGCTACTCAGTTAGCCCTTTCACTAATAACCTCCTAAAGTGTGCTTGTAAACAGAGGCATAGCAGGTCAATTTGCATCCTGATGGGATCGAACCATCTACATTATAATTATGAATTATAGGCTTTAAACCAAATGAGCTAAGAATGCTTGTACTTTATCAATTTCTTTAAAAACAGATTCTATATTAATCTGATATTTTGAAATTAATTCTTCTGAAGAAACAAGACTTGTTTTTTCTGGTATGATTAATAACCATAAACATGTTTCATATGGCAAGAAAAAACATAATGCTCCATCTTCTCTAAAAAACTTAAAAGCTACAGCATGCTCACATTGCATAAGTTTTAATTTCCAATATATTATAATATTAAATTATCTTTAAAAGGATTTAAAAAATTTGTACCAATTGTATTATTAGGGAAATAATAAATATTATAATCTCCACTATCTAAATAAAACAATTCAGGGAATTTATTTTTAAACCTTGAATAATTACCATTATCATCATATCCAACAAGTTCCTTTAATGTAAATTGGCAATTATTAATTTTAGAAAAATTTTTATATTTAATTAGGTTTTCTTCTGTAGTATTTTTTGTAACAACATGAACTATTCTTACTTTTGTAAATTTAATCAAATAATTAAAATAATCTACATCTTCTTCAAAAATATCACTACTTAAAACGCATCTATTTACATTTCTCCAAAAAGCATCATTGTAAAATTTTTCTCTTGAATGAACATCTACTTTAATGTTTCTTTCTTTACATTTAGCAAATAAAATATCCCAGAAAGTATCTTTATAAGTTTCATAATTATACAGGCAATCTCCACCACCAGATATAGAAACTTTATCTTTTTTAAATGTATCAAAAAACTTATCCATTAAATTCCAATCTATATTTAATTGAATATCTTTTAATGGATGATTTTCCCAAATACAATACCAACAATTTGTCTGGCATCCAAAATTTGTAATTATTGATATATTAAGATTTTCTTTATTAAACATAATTATACTACTTTGTATGTATTTGTGCTAATTGCCCACAACATAAGCCTGCTTCTTCACATTTAGCAATGGCATCATATATTACAGGTATCCCATGCTTTTCAAAGTCTTTACTTAATTGTACTAATTTATCATAATTTTCATAATTAGCATAAGCTGATAAATCATTTTCAAAAGCATTATTTGTTTTATTAAGTGGAATTAATTTAACAACAAATTTTTCTTTATTTAATCCTAATTCTATTAGTTTATTAACATCAACTTCAACATCATTAATTACAATAAAATTAAGAGTAACAGTTCTATTTGTTATTTCTTTAGTATTGATATACTCAATAATATCTTTTATACTTGCTACATTTGCTCCACCAAATAATTCAGATCTTTTATTTTCATCTGTAGAATTACAACTTATTTGGAAATGTAAAAATCCATCAAAGTATTTTTCTTTTACTTCAATAACTCTATCTACAATATCTTTCCAAATAAATCCTTCTAATGTTTTAACTGGTAATATAGAATTAAAACAAGGAAGCCATTTAAAATTTTTATTATATTTCTCTGAAATTTTATATAAATTTTTCATTGCTCCTAAAACTGCATCTATATTATGAGCAGGTTCTCCCATTCTTGCAAAACCAATTTTTACCTTATTACTTTCATTAACATAATTTGTGTTAGATATTAATATTTCAATTTCTTGTTCAATTTCTTTTTGTGATAGATTCCCACTAAATTTTAATGGGGCAACATCACAAAATTCACAATTATGAGGGCAACCTTTTTGTGTACTAACTGTTAAAAGCCATTTATCTTTATAATCAACTAAATGATTCCAAATTACATGAGGATCTTGGCTATTCCTTACTTCTAAATGGAGTTTACCATCAATAGCAACATCTCTCATTTCTGTAGATTCAATTATATAGCCATCTACATCAAGAATAAAAACTCTACCACTTGGTAAATAACATACATTTTTAATATTCATAAATCCTCTATAGTTTAAGAAAGTTGATTATCATTAACGTCTTTAATTTCAAAATCATCATCAAACTTCAAACGTACTAAAAATCCTTTTGCTGATATTACTTTTGCTTTTTTTCCAACATGAGATTTAAGTTCTTTAAATTGTTCTGCATTAAATCCCCAATCTTCAGCAGAACCTTGTACTTTTTTTAAGGTAACAATATCACCCTTTTTAAATTTTCCTTCAGCTTCTTTGCCAGTAGAATTTGAATCAGCATCTAATACTTTTTCAAGGTATTGTGTAAATAATGTAGACATAGTTTTCCTCCATAAATAAATTATATTATTATATAATATATGGGAAACAATAAATTATCTAATTTTTATATTAAAACGCTTTTAAGCGATATTTTTTGGTGGATCTGGGGAGTTCTGCCACTCCCGTCTTGCAATCCTTTATTTATAATCTTCTACACGGTTAGACAATTTAAGTTTGTCATTCTTTACGACTTTTGTTTGTCTCCACCAAACAGTTTTTAAAGAACTGATAAACTTTTTTTGAAACAATACTTATTTTATTTTACAGAGTAATAAGTTAACTCCGATAGGTTTGACTAAGCAGCCATCCCTACAGGTGCTTGATAAGCTACATTTTTTGCATTTAGTTTTTTTGCGTTCTTTAAGGTGACTACGCTTCACCCCGTGCTAATTATAAACTCAGATCCAATCGATACTAATTCAGACCCGTAATAGATAGAGAACCGTATTAAACTCTATCTCGTTTTGTTTGAATGTACGCCCAGTTCCGTTACTGGTTTGTTGTGTTTTTATTTTGCCCTTACAAGGACTCGAACCCTGAAATGTGGGAGTAGAAATCCCACGCCTTAATCCAATTTGGCGATAAGGGCATTTACGCTTAGAAGGACTCGAACCCTCATAACAAAGTTCGTAGCTTTGTACTCTAATCCATTGAGATATAAGCGTATATTGCACAAGAATAGAATTGAACTACTATCTCTTGATTATCATTCAAGGGTTTTACCATTAAACTACTTGTGCTTATGCGGAAGAGGTGAGACTCGAACTCACAAGGCTTTGACACCCAATAGTTTTCAGGACTACCTGTCTCCCTACTGACAACCCTTCCATAAATTAGCTCTGATGGGATTTGAACCCATACTTGAGGGATTTTCTTACCACTATAGTTTTCACTACCATTATGTTTGTGGTCTGGACTTTCTCTTCATCATATCATTTGACTTAGATGGACTCCCGTTAAGTCTCTGCACGTTTCTTTTAATAAAAAAGATTTCGCTCAGGATTGCCATCATCATTACATGTTAAGGTTCCCCTGAATTTGAGAGTCTCCACTTAATATATTTCTATATTAAGGCTCAATTTTTAATGCTTACTATTTTTACCTCTAATTACAAAAAAATAATAAACATTATAGAAAAAAGTCCCTTGCCTCTACCAGATTGGGCTACAGAGCCATGTTAGATGAAAAAATTAAAATCTCCATAATTTAAATTTTTAAATATCAACCGAGTCTTTCCTTATTCAAGAATGATTCATGCTGACTTATGGAGCGTGAATATTGTTAATCTACCTCATAACTTTACCTCCTTTATTAAAATAATGAGCCTAGTACTGGAGTCGAACCAGTGTGGAATTACTTCTACGGCTTACAAAACCGTCCCAATCGACCTCTATGGGAACTAGGCAATTCGGAATGAATAGGATTTGAACCTATGGATGCTTTTCAGCATCAATGGTTTAGCAAACCATCTCCTTAAACCACTCGGACATCATTCCATTATATTAAAACATTTTTACTAAAAAATCAGATTGCATTGTCCCAGGAACAGGAACCATTGCATTATTATTAATCATAATTTCTACATCTTTAATTTCTGATAATTCTTTAGCTTTATTAATAATATTCATTATATTGAAAGATCTAACAACACAATATTTATTAACAAATTTTGGAATCGTATCTTTTTTTATCAAAAAATGTAAACCACCTTTAGTTTCTATAAGATAAAATAAAATACCATTTTCAGCTAAACTATCATATAGATATTCAATAACTTGTTTTTCTTTTGTATCACAATCAATATCAATAAATTCTTTTCTTGAACTTGATTTTTGAATACAATTCATAAGTTCTCTTGTTTGAATATTTACAAAAGAATAATTAGGATTCTTACCGTTCATTAAAGCTGATGTAATTTCTGAAATTTGATTACTCATTTCTTTTTGAAATTGCATATAAGCCTTTACCATACTTGAAGGATTAATATTCATATATACCACAAGAGACTTTTCAGGAATTAACATTCCGTTTCTTGTAGTTTTAAATTCAAGTAATGATTCAAGTTTTTTAATAGTATAAGTCTCTAATTTTTCTTTTGATTGAGCTATCTCTCTTCCAAACATTTCGGTTTGACCAAGAGAATAATGTTCTCTTTCCTCTTTAGAAAGATATTTATTTCTTGCAGATAAACTTATGAAATATACTTCATCATTTTGTAATTCAGGGAGTAAATCTATAAATTTATTAAATTGTTTTTGATCTTTAATTAATTTCATTTTATATACTCCTTCATAATTTTATCATAATAAGCAATGATTTCATCAAGTCTTATAGGTTTATAGTTCCATTGTTCAACAGAACAATTAATAACAGGAATACCATCTATAAACATATGTTTCCATACACTATGAACATGACCACATAAAACAAAATCACAAAAATCAGGGATTTCCGCTTTCATCATTGGCGGTATATGCTGCATTAATACAACTTTATTACCAAACTCAGCCATTACATGAGTAATAATTGTGTTAAGCCCATTATTATTATCATGATTTCCTCTAATGTAAATTATTTTTCCATTAAGCTGTTTTTCCCATTGTTTGTAATTTCCTTTAAAACAAAAATCACCAAGAAAATAAACTTCATCTTCAGGGTTTACTCTTTCATTCCAATTTTTAATTAATTGTTCATTCATATGATTTACATCTTTGAATGGTCTAAATTCAAAATGAGTAATAGTTTTTGCATGATTAAAATGTGTATCACTAATAAACCATTTCATATTATTTTCCCATATTTAATATTGGAAATTTATCAACATAACTTTCAGTTTTTATAATTTCATTATCATTTTCATCAAATAAAATAAAATTCTTTTGATCTCCAATTCTTCTAAAATAATCATTACCACCATCAACAGCTATAGCACCACATTTACATTCAACAAAATCATGTCTATATATTGACTCAATAACCGTACCACATAATTTACACTTTGCTTTATTTTTTATCATAAATATGTCCACCATCTCCCATTATGTTGAGGATAATCTAAACATTCCCAAAAACATCCTTTATTAAATCCTTTATTCCATACATGCCAATGGCCAAAATACCATCTCTTTGGTTGAAATTCTTTAAGAATCATAGATAACCAAATTCTTGATGGATCATCATACTTGTCATATCTATTATTAAGAACACCAAATTCCATAGGACATGTATGACTAAATACAATATCAATACCATCAAAATTTTTTATGTTATTTACAGAAGTCTCATAATCCTTTTCAGTAATTAACTCTTCAGGAAACCAATCAAACCCTGGAGTCCTGTATTTTTTATCTATACTCTCAGCACCACCAAGAAATAAACATCTTAAATCATTTATAACCTTTACAGTACCTCTTGGCATATAAATTACATTAGGCAGTAATTCATCTGTTGTTCTTGCATTGAGAGATGCAAAACAATTTCCAGTAAAAGCTACCTTTCCATCATATCGAGTTATAAGTGTACCCAACGGCATAGTAAAACAAAATACATCATCGTTATAATTTATTATTTTACTATTTACTTTATAATTTTTTATAATATCTGAAATAGATATTTTATATATATTTTTTTTCCCAAAAGCATTTATATGTTGTTTACTTTGTTTTATAGTACAAATTTTATTAGAAGTTATACATAATTCTTGAATTATGTCTGCATCACTTTTATTTATAGTTGAAAATGTAATTCTATTATTAGAACATCTATGTCCATCTGTAAATTCTAATTCTGATAAAACTATATGTTTTTGTTCAATACTTAATTCTCTAAAAAAATTAGGAAAACATTTTTTGGAGTTTAACATTTCATAAATTTTTCTTGAATAATCTCCATAAATTCTTATATAAAAAGGCTGTAATTTATTAAATTTTCCTTTCTTACACTCTTTAATTGTAAAGGGGAAATTTATATTATTAAGTAATTTAGTTAATCTAACTATTTTATCTTGCCTACTTAATTTAAATTGTATTCTTATTTTTTTTGAGTTTGGTTTATAAATAGAATTATCCACAATAGTTGAATCACATACTACCCATACTAATAATCTAAGTAATTCATCTGAAATATTATATTTATTATTACAAAATCCCGTTAATCTAAAATCATTTTCATTAATTTGTTTTTGTATTATTTCACTTGCTTTTATTTTATTATTATTTATAATAATATTATGGCCTAAAGTTACCATCTGTTTTGTATGAAATGATTCAATACTAATAATATCTTTTGCATATTTCTTAATATAATTTATTGGCTTACTATAAGATATTTCTCCTGTATTAATTTCAAACTGTGCTATTAAATCTTCATTAGTTATAAATTCAATATCTTTCCATCCATCTTTTGTTAAAACATCAGAACCTTTAGCTATACATTCGTGATTTCCATCAAGCCATAAAACTTTAGTATCATGTGCTTTTATAAGCCCTTCAACCCAAGATGTTTGATGGGGCCAAAAACCAAAATCCCCAAGTGCTATTAAATACTCAGGATTTTGCTTATTTATTAATTTATTTAAGTGATAAAACTCCCCATGCAAATCACCACATATTGTTACTTTTCCCATTTTAATACTCTCTATTTTATTAGGGCCATGGAGAATCGAACTCCAACTAACGGGCTGAAAACCCGTTGTACTAACCATTATACGATGACCCCATATGGGGGATAGATGGGACTTGAACCCATAACCTTCCGATTACAATTCGATGAAATGTCTTCTACCGCTATTTCTATTAGAAATAGAATTTTAAGAATCCATTTTTTTAACACTCTACCGTTGAGCTACTATCCCCATATTAAAAAATTACATGAATAATTAATAACAATTTTTTTTCTTTTTACCAAATTGTAGTTGATGTAACTGTTATAACCGCTATGTAATCATTTTTTCCTTAATAAAAATGATGGTGTGATTTTACGAATCAAGTTTTTTGTTCAGTAGCCAAAGTTTAAATTTGATTTGAAGTAACTTAATTCACCGCTACACCATCATTTTACTATTTTATTCTATTGTTTGTCAACTCGTTTTTCTATTTCATCCCAAGTATTTATAATTTTTTCTGCAAATACAGCTTCTTTACCTGTCCAACCTGTTAAAATTGCACCTCTATAAATATTTTCAGGAAGTATAGAGTTATTATACCCTGCTGTTTGAACAGAAAATACATTAACTTTTCTATTAACTGTATTTCTATATTCTTCAACAAGTTTTAATACATTTATGTTTCTAATATTAACTATATAATTTCTATAGTCATCTGTATTTAAACCATATAATCCACCATGACCAGCTTGCATATCTGAATAAATAAATATATTATCATAATGAGTTTTATTTTTTAGAGCATCTCTAAAAAATATCCATATTCCGTTTTCAGTTGAACCACCTACATATTTAGGTGCATTTATACTATAAGTTTTATTAGCTGTATTAAGTTGAGTTAAAACTCCATTTCTTTTAGAAACAGAAATTATTTCAAGTTTATCTCCAAAATATCCAACATAACCTTCATCAGAATTTATAGCTGTCATAAAACTTGATAAATTATTAATCTCTGCATTTACAACAGTTCCATATTCACTTGTTAATGCACCCCAAGCTGAACCCGAATTATCAGAAAGACAAATAGTTTTTCCTTTTAGTTTAGGAAAGTTATTCATTGCAATATCAATACATTCTTCAAGAGTATCAAGAATTATTGCTTTATGATTAATATTTTCTTTTTCTATATATTTAAAAGCAGTATAGTATCTGAATGGAAATTGTTTTCCATAAGGTACACCATTTTTTAAATATTCACAAACTTCTTTTGCAATTTCAACATCTTCAATTTCTGAAAAAATTCCTCTGAGATTACGAAGTAAAGCCATGTGCGGGACTTTAATAGTATTAAGAATTTCCTTCCAAGTTTTGCCTGCTGATTTAAGTCTTTCCCAAGTAGAATTTTCATCTTCAAGTTCAAGAACTCCTTGTGATTTCATAAGTTCATTTATTACATCTGAATGAGCATGAGATATACGAACTAAGTCACGAATCATACCTTTAGTTTGATATTTACTAATTTGATATTTATTAAAAGTTTGAAGTTTTTCTGCCCAAGATCTTTTTACAATATTAGGCAAATTATTCTTTGAACCTTTTAAATACATATAGTATTCAAACTGATTAGTAATATCATCAGGACGTAAAACTATTTTCTTTCCTATTTCTCTCATGAAATAAGGATTTGTTTCATTAAACTTTACACGATCTTTATGAAGCGCTGCTCTGATAAATATAACAGCAGGATTCATACGCATAAGATAATTGTTTCTTAAATCAGATGCAAATTCGATAGTTGCTTTGAAATCATAATCAAAGGCATTATCAATTGCTTCTGTCATTATATCAACAGTAGAAGTTTTAGGTTCTGAATATCCCATTTTACCTAATGTTGATTTAGAGCCATCTACACCTTTTCTATAGTAAGAAGGTTCACCAAAAATACCTGAAGCTAATACAATTTTAAGAGTATCTATCGGATTAAGTTTATAACTTGTTCCACCCATAAAATTAGTTACTACTTCTCCGCTATGCTTTCTAACTGTTGCTGTAGTTTTAAAAGCATGTGTTTTCAATCTGCTCATTTTAATCCTCTTTACTTAAATTATTAGTCAAATAGCCAAGATCACATAAATATTTAAAATTTTTAAAACTTATTAGATTATATTGAACCCAATTATAAATTATATCTATATGATGATCTTTAGAGACTGAATTTAATTTTTTAATTATATGATGTTTAGTTAATCTTTTTTCCATTTTATATTTCCTTTGTTAATGCGGAGTTACGGGGAATTGAACCCCGATCCAGTGATAGACAGTCACCGATAATAGCCTTTATAAGATAACTCCATAATTAATTTACATCTTTTTATGTATTCTTTTTTTAAATCATTTGAAACCGATGGGACTCGAACCCATATCAGACCTTTAGATCTGCTCTAACCATTGAGCTACGATTTCTATGATAAATATCCGTCGATATTTATCTACCACCACTTTTAATTCTGTGGAATGAATATAAAGCTTTATGTGGATACGGAGGGATTTGAACCCTTTCTTTCTCGTTGCAAGCGAGATGCTTTCCCAATTAAGCTACCGACCCATTTTTTTATTCTTTATTAATTAAAGCAAAAAATCCAAAATTCACTAATGCAAAAAATATACGACTAAACATTTTTTCAACATCTGCACCTTGAATTAGAAGTATGGTAGCTGAAATTATTCCGAGACAACCCCATATAAGCATCATATTACTAATAGTTTTAATGATCTCTTGTTTGATCTTCATTTGTATCTCCTTTGTATCTCCTTTGTATAATTAGCTTACTTCAGATTTGAACTGAAACTTGATCGCTTCTAAGGCGATTCTCTCTACCAAATTGGAGTAGTAAGCCATGCTCTCCTGTCAGGAATCGAACCGAAACTTATTGATTCAAAGTCAATCGTGCTACCTTTACACCACAAGAGAATTTTTTACTATGGGAGATTAATGGGAATTGAACCCATATCTCTTGAATCACAATCAAGGGTAATAACCTTTATACCATAATCTCCGTATTATTTTTAAAGAATATATAAAATTCGGAGTGGTGGGACTCGAACCCACGTCTTCTCGAATCCAAATCGAGTGACTCAAACCACTAGCCTACACTCCGTGATTTCTACCCTTGTTTAAAGTTGCGGTAGAAGTACAACAAACTCAATGCCTAACTGGACTAAATTGAGTCTCTGATACTTGTTTTAAATTGCTTCAGGTGGCAATTACAACTTTTTATAGTTGTGTTTGTTTTTGAAAAAACTGAATTTAGAAAGTGATATTTCTTTTCATATTTATATCTACTTTTTCAGTTTTTATAAAATTGCAATCATTACAAATATATTTTTTTGTAATGATTTTACTTCCATCATTAATAATTCTAACTTTAATATTCTGTTTCCCACAATTTTTGCATTTTACCATATAAACTCCTTTTTAAGAAAAAAGTAAAAATAAAAGTAATCCTATCGCAAGCAATGAATGTCCTGAACAAAATAAAACTATTATTAAAATCCACCACCACATTTTATTTCTCCTTTATAATTCTGCATGGGCAGGGATCGAACCTGCATTTTTCGATTTAACAGATCGATGTTCGACCAATTGAACTACCATGCAATATTATATGTCTTTTCAAAATTTAATTTTTGTTTTCTATAATCAACAAAAATATTTATTTTCTCTAAATCTTCCCCTGTTAATATTTTAAGCTTTAATGGAAATTGTGTCCATTTTGCTATATCTTTTTCTGTTACATATCCTTTTATTTCATAATAACATTGCTCATCTTCAATAAAAAAATCAGGTATGTATCTTCTATACTTTTCTTCAAACTTATACAAAAATGATTCATTAGGTCTTCTCCATTGAATATTTTTTCTATCAAGATATTGAGCAAACTGTACTTCCCACATACCATGAAATTTAATACCATTATATTCAAAAGTCCTATGCTTTGCAAAAGATGTATGCCAAGTATCATCTTTAATTTTTTTACTTATAGTTTTTTTTATTTTCTCTTTATGTTCTTCAGATAAACATATTCCTATTTTTTTCTTAGAACCATTTATCATTTTTTGTTTATTTATTAAATAATTAGGATTTTTATCACACTCATGAGCAACATGATACCCCAAATATTTTTTATTAAAAAGCATATTGCAATATTTACATTTATATAGCAACGATTCATCAAAAGTATATGTTAATATTTTGTGAATTGTTTTTATATGCCGTATTAAATGATGTTTATAACCAAATTTCCTTCCACAATATTCACAATAAAATTCATTCATTTTTATTACCTCTATAATTATATTATAAAGGTAAAGAATAAAACTGTTATTTTTTATTAATACAGCCACTTGCTCCACCATTGAGCTACCTTGCAATATCTTTAGTCGATCTTTAATGTTTTCTTCCCTCGACCAACAACATATATTATTTTATAATAACCGAAGTTCCGTTATCGTAGGAACCCACACCTCTTATGCGCTTTCAGAGGACGTTGCATGAGGTCAATAACATTCATTCCATGCAAAGAAAAGCATATCTAATTAGTTTTGATAATCTGCTCAATTATTATCATAACCCTTTAACGTAGGAAAAAATCAATTTGGATTAACAAGAATATAAGTTTAATGTTCGATCAAAACATTATTGGCTTTATTTCCATCTCCCATGAACGCATCCAAAATTAATTAACCCCATATTATTTCATAGATGAACTTACTTTAATATGTTTGCCATACTCTCAAGGCATTATTATTAATTAGTGATACACCCATAATGAGTATGGAACTATGGGTAACACGTCACAATATTTAATCAGTTGTGATTCTGATATAGGATTTTACCTATATAAAAAACGAACTTCACAGTCTTAGCAACTCCACCCGTTTTTTATGATGAGCGTTAAGCGAGACTCGAACTCGCAACATTTAGTTTGGAGGACTAATTTTCTACCATTGAATTATTAACGCAAATAAAATAAACAATATTCAGGGTACAGCCAAAATTTCTATATAACAAGTTATACAGCCTTTATTATTGACGTTTTTCCTGCTTGTCATCAATTCATCGTGCGCTTATGATCACTATCACACAATTCATCTATATACCCTGAATATTGTTTATGAGCTTATACTTGTTATATGAAATTAAATTATTCTAAACTTCATATAACAGGTATAAGTTAATTTGTGAAATATAGGAATCGAACCTATCAAGAAGTTATTTCGGACTAGTACCTTATTACCTTCACCTCTCCATTGAGGCATATTTCCCAGCTTACTCATTTCACAGTTTAATAATTGTGAAGGACAGAAACCCCACACATTAGTTTAAGTTCTGTTTTATGCCTGACTTCTTGGTATCGATCCAAGTTCTTACGGGCTTCAACCCGCCACTATGCACTTCACTAGCTCAAGTCAGATAAATAAAGTTTGTCTCTACCATAACCAAAAAAAATACATTTAGAAACATTTTTCACAAAGCTCTACGGCCGTGCTACTAAGTTTTACATTTACCTTGAATTGCAATTTCATTTTTTAATGGTTAAGGTAAATAAACTTTAAAACTCTTATGTTGCAGGGGAGGGACTCGAACCCTCGTAAAAACGACTTATGAGACCGCGCTGGAACCAACTCCAGTCCACCCTGCAATATTTGAGTTGTCAAGGACTTGAACCTCGAACTGATGGGTTACAGCCATGTATGATACCAATTTCACCAACAACTCTTTTTCCAACTTACTAAATTCTTTAATTAAAGGAATCGAACCTTTCATACTCCCGTATCGTCACCAAGAAACATAAGCACCCTTTTCAGGATTCTACAGGAATCGAACCTGTAACATAACCGTTATGTCACCAAGAATTAAAGAATTTAGTAAGTTGAAAGGTGTAAACTTTCAACTTGTTTAATCACTTCACCAATGATTAAATGAAATCAATTTCTTACAGTATTTTATAACTAATAGTATAAGATTTTGATAATGGAAATAACGACACTTATTCGGGTGTATCTTTTTCTGACTTACCAAAAAGATCAAAACGGATAGTTTTCTTGACCTAAAAACTAACAAAATGAAACTTCAGAAAGTGTTATAAAAATTCTTTAGTTAAGGAATACATTAAAGCAGTATTTTGCCTTTGTTAATTAATAGGTTTATCATGTCCAAAACCTACAAAACTCCAAGTGTTTTATTTATACTCTAAATCAACGCAAAAAGAGTTAAAGATCCGCTTCGGAAAAAGGTACAGGCATTACTGCGTTTCCCTAACGCCGATATTGTTCTTTATATTCTTTCATAATCAGAGCGGAAATTTTATAATCAAACTTATTGTTGGACTCTATCGTTGGGATATAATCCCTATTGTTGTATGTCCTATCTTCAGTTGGTTATACTATTATTATAACATTTTTTAAATCTTTTGTCAAGTTTTAATCTTTATAAGATTTTCAATTTACTAAATTCTTTAATTATTAAACTGATTGGGGATTAATGTAGATGCAAAATTAAAATCTCTATAATTTAATTTTACTTCTATAAAAGTATTATAATATTCACTTACAGGTTTTCCTGCTGGAGCATATTAATAATCTTTTATAAGGCTTTTATAGGCTTAATCCACTTATACAATAGAGATTGACGTGAATCAGTTTCTAATCTACTAAAGCCATTTCCCCAATATAAAAATTAAAGAATTAAGTAAGTTGGTTATACTAATATTATAACAGTTTTAAATCTTTTTGTCAAGTTTTAATCTTTATAAGAAATCTTAATTTTATTTAAATCTTATGAGATTCAGATTTAAATTTTTTATAAAATGGTCTCACCATTACTTACCCCTCGCAGGGGGATTTAAATGCAATTTTATAAAAATTCAAATTAAAATTTTTTATAAAAATTAAATATATAAATATCGCTTCGGGATAGGTATCGAATTTATAAACTAAAGAACCTGCTCCGATATTGTTTTTAATTTGTCTAGAGCGATATTTATTTCAAATAAATGTTTTCAAAGATCATCTTCACTTGTTCGTGATTATAGTATAACAATTTTTAAATCTTTTGTCAAGTTTATATAAACAAAAAGCCTTTGCTGTTTGGCAAAGGCTTTTATGATTTTTTAAAGTTTTTGTTAATCTGTTTATTTTTCTTTAAAAAACATCATAATTACAAATGCCAAGAAAACTATTGTTGGGACTGAAAGCCCTTTTAATGTTTCCGCTAAAACTCCAATTTGTGCAATAACATAATTTACAACTCCAATCTTTCCAACGAAAACAAGATCTACTATAGCAACACCAAACAAAAATATATAAGCTAATTTTATTGGATTACTTGCTAAATCTGAAATACTTGTAATAATACCGTTGAATACTTTTTTAATTGCACCTGCTATTTCTGCTGTAGCATTATTAATTGTATTCATAAATCGTACTTTAAACGGTTGCCCTGGAACTACTGCCATAAATTTCTCCTTTTACTTATTATTATATTATAGTATATTATATAAAAGTGTTTAATTTTTTTCTATAATTTTGCTACAAATTCCAAAAATTTTCCAAATATTTTCAGAATCATCTTTATTATTTTTAAGAGTAATTTCTTTGCCTAATCCAATTTTTTCTCTTGGTATATAGGTATGAATTTCTTCCCCTTGTTCATTTCTTAATCCACACATTAAATAAATCATAATTAATTTATTGATACAATTTTTGATTCGGGTTTTTCTTCTAATGATTCATCAATTACATTTTCAATTGCTTTTTTTTCTTCTTCCCAATTAACTTTCTTTGGGTCGTAAATATCTCTTATAAGCATTTCATAACTTGCTTGAATTATTTTTTTTAATTCAATTCCGCCTGTTATATCACCTTTTGCTATTTGTTGAAATATTGGTGTAAAATGATTATGAGTTTCATCATAAAGTTCTTTTAATTCAATTGCACCTTTTTCTTTTTCTGGGAAGAGTGTTTTAAAGCATTTAATAGTTATTGCATTTAAATAAGAATTAAAAAATTCTCTAATTAAGGCATCTCCGTCTACTTTCATTGGTTGTTGCATTTTTTTCCTCTTTAATTTAATTTATAATATTATATAAATTTTAAAAAGGAAAATTTTATTTTTTTTTGTCTATTTTTTCAATTAATTTATCAATTTTTTCATTTCTATCTGAATCATTTAACTTATTAATTAATTGTATTCCACCAACAGCTAATATTAAAATTGTTATTAAAGCTGTAATTGCTGTATATAATTTATTTGCAGTTGTAGCTTTTTCATTTGAATCTTTTGTATCTCTTGTAAGATTTTTAATATTTTCTTCTAAATCATCTAATTTTTTTGAAGAATCTAATATTAACCCAATTTTTGTTTCAAAGTCTTTTAAATCAAGACTAAATTTATTTTTATATTCTTGAAACTTTTTAATTTCATCAAGAATTTCTGTATTAGATGTTTTTAACATTAATTCATTCATTTTAGAAATCTTTGCAAATAAATCATTAAAAGCTTCTTTATATGTTTGAAGTATATTCATTAAACCTATAGAATCATTAACAACTTTTGTACTTAAATTATTTATTGAATTAACAACATCACTTTGCATAGAAATGTTTCTTTCAAGAACACCCATCATTCTTTCTAAAAACTTTTCATTAGCAGACATCATTCTATCAAAATTCAAATTATTATTGTCAATAATTGTTTGAATTATTTTATCATATTCCAATTTATATACCTATTTATAATAATTTTTTAAATAAAGATTGTTGAAGTAATTCTATCAAATAAAATCTTGAATCCATTGTATTTTTTAATAAATACCCAATATATATTTGATCTCCATTTTCCATAAAATATATTTGAAATAATAATATATAATTTTTTAAATCAACTCTATAAAATTTATCATAATATAAAGAACTTACTAAATCACCATCTAATATCCACTTCTTAAATAATTCTGAATCTTCATCTTTAAAAATTACACATGAGCTATAACTAATTTCAAATTGTTGTGTTTCATTATTTGAAAGAGCTTTAAACATAAATAAGGATTGAAATAATTCTTCATTTGATATATATGATTCTTCTATAATATCTTCTAATTGAGAAAGTAATTTATTTGAAATTTTGTCAAAATTTCTTGCTACTGTTGTATCTTTTAACAACAATCCATTAATTTGGAAATTTGTTTGCACAAAAACCTTCTATCACATATTATTTTTTTTTAATTATACTTTTAACATAATTAAAAGTAATAAATAAAAAGTTAAATCCAATAAAAAAAGTTAATATTGCATTTATTAAAGCATAAATATTTGGATCTAAAAGAGAAGCATATCTAAATATTCCAAAAATATTTATTATAAACATTGAACTAAAAATTAATAAGAAAAATTTATAATTAAAAGTTTTATTAGCATAAAATATATAAATAATATTACCTAAACAAAAAAGATTAAAAAAACTATATATTAATATATTAGGTAAGAAAAATACTGTCACTAAAGTAACTATGGTATAAATACCTATAACTATAAATCTATTTATATGTAATGAATTATTCTTATATAAATTTGTTATTAATATATTTAATAAACCAAAGTAAATTAAACCATATCCATAAGAAGCTAAAATATGATTAATATTACCATGTGGTATTAATATTTCTAATATTATTGGGAAAAAACTTAATATAAAATATAAAGCAAAATAAAAAACATATTTAAATATTGCTTGAGTCTTATCAATCTTTAATGCAATCATTCTTGCAATCATACTAATAGAAAAAAAAGCAACAGTTATATATGTAAACATATATGCAAAATTTTTTAATTGTTCAAACATTAATTTATCCTATAATTTATTCTATTAATATATTAAAAAAGACTGAAAAATCAGTCTCTTTTAATTTTTAAAATTTAATAAAATTTTGTTATCATATTAGTTAAAAAATATACTTTTTATAATGATTTAGTATATGTTTCACCAGCTAAACATTTTTCAAACCTATCTTTATAAATATTATATTGATTTTGAAAAAATGTCATATTTTCAAAATTTTCTTTCTGTTTGCGTTCTGATTCAAGAAGTTTATTTTTAATTTCACTCATTTTTTCAAAATGAGTTTGTTCCATTTTTATCATCTCAAATTTAGAAACTTCAAATTGCACACGAACCCCAAGCCCAAAAAGCCCACCAGCAATTGTTGTGATTGTCACAATTACTGCCCATAACTTTGACCATGAAAGTTTTATAGGATATTCTTTCATTTCTTTAATATCTTCTTTAAGTTCATTTATTTCTTCTTTACTCATATTTTTTCCCTAAATATAATTTTTTTGTGTAATATATATATATTAAATTAATGGAGAAAATTATGAGTATTTTAAATGCGTATTTAGAAAAAGTTGATGATAGTATAAAAATTAAAAAAGTGGTAAAAGAAAAGTATTTAATGAATATGAATGTTATTCAGATATGATGGATAAAACATCTGAAGCTAACATTACTCCAGAAATGGTACAAGATGTACTTGCACAACTTGGTAAATTATTATCTATGGATGAAGTGTTTATGCGTGATATAACAGAATTATGGACTGATACATATAATAATCGGATTGGTGGAGATAGTAATCGTGTTTCTTCAAAATTTGGTAATAATATAAGAACTCCAGAATCTTATATAGCACATACTATAATAAATGGGCATATTGCTACAAATAGTAGACAAAAAATTATAGACAGTTTTAAAAAATTATAATTATAAAAGCCTCTGAATTTTCAGAGGCTTTTTTATATAAATTTATCACAAACTTTTGTATTTGTTAATTCACCTGCTATATCACCAAGTAGCTTACATTTATACTTTGTTTTATAAATAAGTTTCCATTTACAATTTAAACAATTTTTTTCTTCAGTTGCAATACCAAAGTTAACTTCATCATTCTCAATTTTATTCTTAATTAAAAAATCATATAGATCCTCAACTTCAGTTAAATCATCTTCCACATCTTTCCCTGTATGAATATTTCTATAAATAACTTTCTTACTACAAGTTTCATATAACCACCATCCAATCCATTCTCCTTCATCATTAAATATTTCTTTTAATAAATGAAGAAGAGCATCATATTTAAGATTTTTAGTATTAAACATAACCCAAGAATCACATACTAATTCTAATGATTTAGATACCTCTTTATCAATTTTATCTTGTTTTTGTATTTGCCCCATTATTTTTATAAAAACTTCTTTTGTTATCATATTATCCTTCAAATTTATCATAGTAATTAAAAACTTCTATTAACTGATTTCTATCTTTTATAGAATAAACATAATCCCCATCATTACAACGGACACAATAGTTTTCCTTATGAATTTGTTTATTATAAGGTACCTTTACAACATCTATATAAAATGTTTTTGGCTCAAAAGGAAATGATTTAATATACTGTCTACTTAAAATATCTTCTACACTCCCAGTAAATGTATCATACCTATCTTCACCTTGAAAAATTACTGCATCAAGGTAATATGCCTTTCCTTCTTTAGTTTCTTTAAAAATTGAAGATAATCTTAAATTTTGATAATATGTTCCATCACACATTCCATATTGCCATTCTTCATCTATCCCAGTTATAGGACATATAGGTTGATGAAGGCAAAGTTTTTTTACTGCACTTGAGATTACTTGTGCTGTAAATGGTGCTGATCCACCACTCTGTCCTGATTCACTAAACTTTTTAACCAATGCAAGAACTTCAGGATAAAATGGTTCTAATATAGGTCTATCATTTGGGCCATGGCATGATTTAGAAAGTATCTCTAATTCTTTTTCTGCTTTTAATAATCCATTACTTTTCTTTTTTTTCTTAAATATTTTTGTAAATGTTTTAAACAGGTTCATTAAATATGGATTCTTTTGTATTTGTACTTCACATGTATTATTCATTTTCCCTCCTTCTTTTTTTCAATTTCTTTTAATTTTTTTATATAATCTTCTTGAGAACATGAATTATAAATATGAATTGTTCTTACATTTTTCCATAAAATAGTTTGTCTTGAATCTTCACTATTAATTCTAATAATTTTTCTGTCTAAAAATACATGAGAACATTTAAAATAAATTTCAGTTCCATTATTTAATATAACAATACCAGCTTTATTCCCAGGAGTAAACTCCATTTCTTCTGGTGTAATATCAGTTTTATTAGTCAATGTTGAACATGAAATAAAACCTAAAAACATAATAAATATTAATATTTTTTTCATTTTTTGTCACTCCAAAATAAGTTATGAATTTTTAATATTACATCTACATTTACATTTTCTTTTAAAAGTATTTCAATTATTTTTAAATGTAAATCTTTAATATCATCTCTTGGATTATATTGCCCTGTATCTTCAGGATAAATAAATTGTTGTGGCATTGGATTAGCGAAGTCATCATTAATACCACAATATTTGCAGCATTCTGTACTACCTGTTATTGCTGGTAAAGCACAATTACATATTCTCATATTTCATACCTATTTGTTAGAGTTATTCCTTCTATATTATGATTTATTTCTTTTAAAAATACATCTGCATCATCAATGTAATATCTATCTTCAACAAAACATGATGATACTTTTTCTATTTTAAAAAATTCATCATAAGTAATTGGATCTTTAATATTAATATTTAACATTTTAGATTGTTCTTTTATATTTTTTTTTGATCTTTCGTTATAAGTAACTATAGTCCCATTATTTTTAGATGCTTCCATTATTAATGCTGTTGTTTTCCCAGACTGTCTTTTCCCAGTAAAACAAATGATTCCATCTTCTCTTTGCATAATCATATTATTACCACCACAACTTAATTAAATTTTAACCACAGTCTCCTATACCACAAACAGGGCATTGTTTACATCCTGATATATAAATTTTCTTTGACCCACATTCTTTGCAAGTATCTGCTTCTTCTCCATCAAGTATATAATTTTTAAGCATCCTTGTTACTGCCTTTGAAAAATCAACAATAGTTCCAGGGCATTTATTTAATTGATCTATTACATATTTAGGATGTCCACCATGTCTTAATAAACTTGACACAAGTCTTGAAAATGTTGAGTATTCATCACTATGAAATGTTTTATTAATATCTTGTATTAAAATTTCATCATCATGTTTAAATGCGTACTGCCCTGATTTAATTTTTACTAAAAATCCATTTTCAATTGTTTTAGGAATAGCCACATCTTCAATTTTTCCTACAAAAAATTCATAAGGTTTCCCTTCAAATAAACCTACAAAAATTATAAATTTTTCTTGTGATTTTTCACCTTTATCATTTTTAACCATTGCATTTACTCTATGAACTGCACAAGGCAATTCTTTAGGACGTTTTGGAGCAGAATGATATTCAATACTTGTCGGCCTGTTTATTTCTTTACTTTCTTTATGGACTAATATACCTTCTCTGCATCCATCACGATAAACCGTTACTCCTATTATACCTCTTTTATAAGCATCTATAAATACATCACCCATTTCTTCTTTTGTAATTGAATTTGGGAGGTTAATAGTTTTAGATATTGCAAGTGATATTCTCTGTGCAACTACTTCAAGCATATTAAGATGCTCTGTAGGTGTTAAATCTCCAGCAGTAATAAAAACTTTTTTCATTTCATCAGGAATTAAATTACATTTTTGGCAAGAACCTTTATTATCAGATACTTGTTTTAAAATTTCAAGCTTTTGTTCAGAGCTAAAATTATCATCTAAATACTTTTCAAAAATTGTATCTGTAATATACATTATATCATATTTTTTATCAAGTTGTTCAACTTTTCTCATATAAGTTAAAGCAAAAATTGGTTCAATTCCAGAAGATGTTTCCGCAATAGTAGATAAAGTCCCAGTAGGAGCAATTGAAGTTTGGCTACTATTCCTTATACCATATTCTTTTATATCTTCTTTTAATTTATTTATATCAATATTTCTAATTTTTTTATATTTGAAAAATCTTTTATTTGCATCCATGAAGGTATCATAATCAAATTCTGGATAAGCACCATTTTTATCTATTGTAGCTAATTTCATAGATTCATTCATTGAACATATTGTCAAATACAAAGACATTTCTTCTGCAAATTTCAATCCTTCTTCTGAGTTGTAAGCTATTCCCATTTTAAACAACGCATGAGCTAATCCCATAAATCCAAGACCTATAGGTCTTACTGAAAGAGTTACTTTTTTAATTTCTTTAATTGGAAAATTGTTTACATCAAGAGTATTATTTATAAAACGTGTTGCTTTAATAATTAATTGTTCAAATTTATCCCAATTAAAAATTTTATCTTCTACAAGATTAGATAAATTAATTGATCCAAGCGCACAACTTGTATATGGTATATGGACAAATTCGCTGCAAGGATTACAAATAACTATATCACTTATATTTTTTGTTGTGCATTGTTCATAAGCTATATCTTTATTAAATATTCCAGGTTCTGCCATAAGCCAAGCATTATTAAGAATTTTTTCCCACAATTGTTTTACTGTCACAATATTCCCATTATCATCTTGTAAAGAATACTCTAAACCATTTGAAATATTTTTAACAATATGTGGCGCGTTAGGAGTGTTTTGAAGTTTCTCATAAAAATCATTTCCAATTTTAATTGAAAAATTAAATCTATTAAATTGGTTAAGATTTAATTTAGCATCAATAAATTTAAGAATATCAGGATGACTAATATCAAGAAGAGACATGCCCGCACCCCTCCTTGCGCCCCCCTGTTGAACACCATCAAGAACTGAATTAAATATATTTATAAACTGTAATGGTCCTGATGATTTTCTACCCCCAAGACCTTTAATTCCCTCATTACTTCCTCTAAGAGTTGAAAAATCATAGCCTACACCACCACCCATGCGTGTTACTTCAGCACATTCTTTTACTGCATCAAATATACCATTTATACTGTCATCTATTTTGCCCATAGGGAAACAAGAAGAAAGAGTACCTATCCTTTCTTTTGTATTGGCGTTCATTAACGTAGGTGATGATGGTATAAAATTCATATTTTTTATATCATCATATATTTCAGGATATATTGCTGATATTCTTTTTGCTATATGTTCCCATTCAGTTTCATCTTTAAGAAAATACCTATCTTTAAGAATTTTAAGGATTGATTCCTTCATATATTAATCTCCAAAATTTTTTAAATATACTTCCATTTATATTATTTTTGTAATTACTTTGTTTTTCTTTGTCACATACATATAAGCTTGACCAATAATTGCTATATTTCTTTCAACTTCTTTTGATAAAATAAGTGGTTTATCATTATGTGCATAATATTCATCCATTTGATAACAAGCATTATGAATATTATTACTTGGCTCTTGACAATGTATTTCACTTAAATCTTTATTAATATGATTCGGATTTATAACTTTGTAAATATCATACATCATTTCTGTATATGGATATAAATTATCCATTTTAATATTTCTAAAATCTATAAAATCTTCATCATATTTTAAAGATAATTTATTTCTTGGAGCAATCCAAACTTTACAATAAATCATATCTTTAATAAATTTTTCATTCTTTTCTGAATCTAACCACATATATAACATTTTATCTTCATTCTCATTTAAAAAATTAGTTGCTCTAAAACTTTCTAAATGATGATTTAATTTTATCTTTGATGGCATTAATCTATTTTTAAGAATACTGTTTCTATTATAATTTTCAGATATATGTATTGCAATTTTCCCCATATATTAATCCATTAAAAATCTTTTTATTTTGTCAAAAAATATAACTATATAAATAAAACAAAACAAAAAAATAATAAGTATTTTATCTACCCACCATTCTATAATACTTAAAATCCATTCAAAAAAAAATTCTAATGTTTGCATTTACACTCCTTATTAATTTTATTAGTTATTCTTATTAACTCTTCTTCAAATTTTTGTTCATTAGTAATAAGTTCATTTTCTAAAATATTAATTTGTTGTTTCAATTTTTCATTTTCTAATTTATAAAATTTCATACTTTTTAATTCAATATCATTATAAAATTCAAAAGTTTCAATATATTGCAAAACCTCTTTATCTTCTCTTTTTTTTAATATTTCTTTTATTTCCATTATTGAATCATAAGCAGTTGGAATATACTTCCCGTTAGTCATCATAATTTACTCCAGATTTTTATTTACTAATATTACCGCAAGTTTTACACTTTAAACTCCCATCTTTTTGTTCATAATAATTATGACCACTTATATAACCCATTGATAAGGAAAAAAATGAAGAATAGATATAAGTATAATAAATACTACGAATAAAACAAATTATGCTGAAGATTTTTTTCATTTTTTACCTGTCTTTTATTATATTTTATAATATATAAAAAAGTCTAAAATTAAAATAAAAAACCCTAATTTTTTAAATTAGGGTTTTAACTCTTTATATAAAAAGTTAAATAATTTTTATTTCTTTTTCCAATGGAATCCTTTATAAATAGAATAATAAATCACATTTTCATTATGAAATCTTTTAATCTCATATTTACCATTATTACTAATCATTCCATTATTCTTTGTATTATAAATAAGTTTTTTGTTATTTATTATTTGCACAATTTCAATCTCTTCATATTGTTGCGAAAAAACAAAAGTTGTATTAAATAATAAAATTAAAATTAATAATTTTGTTATCATTTGTTTATTTCCCACCTTTCTTACCACTTTTCTTAACTTTAGGTTCTTTTTTAGTTGAACAAGCCATGAAATTTACCTCCATTATATAATATAATCTTATATTATCAAAAGGCTAAAAAAAAAAGACATTTTATTGTCTTTTTTTTATAAAATAAAAATTTTAAAATTTAATTATTTTTTTACTTCTGTTGTAACTGCCTTTTCATCAACTTTAGGAGTTTCATCAACTTTGGTACATGACATAATACCAACTGTAAAAATAGCAACTACAAGCAACATAAAAAATCTTTTCATTCCACAACCTCTTTAAAATAATTTATCGGAAAAACCGATTTATAAAATATTATATTATTAAATCATATAAATAATATAATTTTTATTTACTTTTTTAAGCTTTTTTTCCAGCAATCCATCCTCTGCAATTTTCAGAACCACATGAACAATTAAATGTATTATAAAGAACATCTTCTGTATCATTATAATCACATGTCAATCTATCAAAAACCTTAATAGGTTTAATAACAATTGCTGTTAATGTATTCATATCTAATTTCAAATTTGGGTCACAACTATGAAGTAGTTTCCCAGAAAAAAATGGATCATGAATATATATTCCTTCTTTATGCTGAAGACTATGAAGTGTTTGTTTTGTTAAAAACCATCCTGTCCATCTAAATGCTATATCTTCAACATTAAGACTAATCAATGAAATTATTCCTTCATTAATCGCTTCAGGACTTTTTACAATCTGAAAAAATGTTTTTAATGGTTCATAATCAAATACAGGGACTTCAATAGGATAAAACCTATCTTCTTGCTTTACATTTTCCCAATTTTTTATACTTAATATCATTCTTTCCCTCTAAATTTATAATTATTTAAAACACGAATATCCGTATCTTTAGTAAGACCTTTATTCCAATGTTTACATCCTTTATTTGCTTTAGAAATTTTTTCCTTATGCTCTTTTGTAAGAATTTTCCCAATATGAGATTGTTTCATTTTATTTCTTGATTCTAAAGAGAATTTTCTACCTATATTTGGGCCAGGTTTACCTTTGCATTTTAAACTTATTTTTAATTTTGTTTCTTCAGAATGTTTTTATGCCTTTACAACCTGATCCACCTTCTATTAAGTTATAACCATAAATTTTATTATTACTATTAAAAAAACTTATACATTCTTTTTCACAATTATCTAGTTCTTCATATGTTTTACAATATCCTAAAATTTCCCATTTAAAATTATGTTTTTTATATTTTCTTATAGCCATATAAAGATATTTTATGTTTTTTTATTGAAAGCCATACTTAAATGATATTTATAATATATATCAAAATTTTGTATAGTTTGCCCAATATAAATTTTATTATTTATTAAGTTTGTTACTTTATAAATTAAACCAACAAAATTTATATTAATATCTAATTGCAATTAATCTACCTCCTTAAAATATAATTTTTGTTATTACTATCCAAGCTATAAAAAAAGTAATAATATTTCCTAAAATTTCTATAAAATCCATTTGTTCTTCTGTATATTTTGAGGCATTATAAAATACAAAAGATGAATTTATTAATGAAGTAGCTCCAAGCATTTTTTTAAAGAACATTAATGCTAATGCTGTAGAATAATTAATTAAAAGCAATGTTGAAGAAATATATGGGGCTATACAATTCCACATATCTTGCAAAAACATTGCATTTAAAAAAAGTGAACCAAAACTCATTATTATACCAAATATTTTTAAACCTTTATTCATAAAACTTCTTCCCCCATAAAAAATATTTTACCTTTATACTTTTCTTTAAAATGAACTTTTAACTGTTTTTTTATAACAGGTAAAATTTCTTTACCATCAAGTAGAATAAACATAATTGAACTTTCTTTTTCTTGTGCTATTTGAGTTCTTAATTCAGTTCTTTTATATTTTTTCTTTAATTCTTCTAATTTAATAGATGCCATATTTTCTTTTTCAAGAATCCAATTAGAAAATTCATCTCTGAATCCTTCAAGCATTTTAGCTTTATCAGCATATCCATAAGTATAAAGTTCAGAAATATAATCATCAATAGATTCATTGATATATAATTCTAATATATCATTTATAGAAAACTTAGATAAAGCTCTATGTCTATTAAGATACCATTGAGTTTTAACTTTATATAGATTACTTCCATCTCCTATTACAAAACCTTCAACCCCTTCAAGAGATTTAGTATATTCTATAAATTCTTTTAAAGTGCTAAGTTTATCATTAACATTAAAAGTATTATAAAACTGATATTCACCAGTTCTATTATTTCTTATAGCTAATGGTTGTAATTGTTGTTCTTTATATTGTATTACAATTGGATTCTCATTATCTAAAAATTCAAATAAAGGAGTTAAACCATCTTTTAATTGAGACATAACTTTTTCTTTAACTTTATCACAAGTTTTTGAAAATAGTTCAGTTGCTTTTATAGCAACTTCAGAATAAAAACTTTTTTTAGATTTAAAAATAATCTTATCATTAACTAAAACAGGCATAACTAAAGACCCATCCCATTTAGTATCAATATAATTAATTTTATTCCAATTAATTAAATATTCTTGAGTTTCAGGACGTTGATTAATATTGAAAAATTTATGATATGGTCTACAAATAATATCACCAGTAGACATATCAAAAGTTATACCTCTACACTCTCTTGCCAAAGCAGAATTAAAAGTAGTATCAGTTTCAATCATATAAGAAATTATACCAAATTCAATACCATCAACTATTTCAGTTTTTAGTTTAATTTCTTTCTTATTCTTTAATATATCATCAAACTGACTTATATTTGTTATTATTGGAAAATTCATTTTCATGCCTCAATTCACATTCAAGTTCTTCTCTTTTAAAGTCTTCTTTCTCTCTATTAACTGCATATCTTTCAATTCTTTCTCTTTCTGAAAAGGATTTATTCATATAATTTTTCATAGTTTTCTCCTTTGTTTTAATATTCATTAAGTCCATAAGCATCTTGTCTTACATCAAAAGTAAATAGACCAAGTTTATCTTGCCAACATTCTGATAATACTTGAATCCTATCATCAAAAACACCAACAACATTAAACTTTGGTTCTATGTATTTTCTATATAACTCTTCTTTAATAATTGAATCTCTTCTGTTATCTCCTTCCTCTCTCATATAAAGATAATCATTATCAATGAGATAATAATTTAACCACATAGCTGTTTCACTTCTATATTTTGAATCTCTACCTGAAAGAACAATTATGATATAGCCTGATTTTTTTAAAGCATTTAAAATACTAATAACTGGATATATAGGAAGATCCATACCAACTTTAGTACCATCAAAAATATCTCTATCAGGATGTTTCAAAGCTAATGTACCATCTATATCAAAAATAAATGCAGGTTTTTTATCTGATTTAACTATATAAGAAAAATCATAACAATCTCTTTCAGGTTTATTTGCTATATATTTTTTATAAGTATTTCTTATAACTCTTTCACCAACAGAAAATGGTCTTCGTTTATCTCTTTCAATTGCATCATCAAGAGATACATCAAATCTTTTTATTTCAATATCTACTTTTGGAGATATAGTTTTAATAAACTCTATATTTTTTTTAAGAGTTTTTGGGTTAAGATTCATTTCATCTATAACAAGATTATGACCATCCCTAAGAATAGTTTTTACATTTTCTCCCCAAATTTTTTGAACAAGTTTCTCTGACTTATAAGAATAATCATCTATCATGTGTCTAATAGCATCACGATTAACTCTTTTATAAGTTTTATTAGTTTTAAGAAATTCAGTTACCCAAGTAGATTTACCTGAGCCTTGTATTCCTTGAGTAAGTATAACTTTCATTTTTATTCCTCTGTCCAATCAAAAGTTAATGAAACTTTTGATTTTTTATTTTTTTTAGATGCTTTCATTTTAAATTCTAAAGTATCATTAAATTTCAATATTAATTGTTCTTTATCTTTTCTAAGTACAAGTTCTCCACCTTTAAAGGCAGATGCCAACATTTTTAAATAATTTGAGATTGATTTAGAATCTTGGACTGCTTTATGTTTAAAATTTAATTTTTTTTTCATATTTTTTTCTATTAATTTCCTTTTAATTTAATAAATTTTCCATTATTTGTTTCACTAAACCTTTTTAATTCAGTTTTTGCAAAATCACCATAAGCAATTAAAACCGATGGAGCATTTGCAGAATCACCTTTTCTCCCATCAACATAATGGAAAGCAAGTCTACCTTTGAAAAAGAAAACTGCATCTGCTCTATCCCACACTTCAGAATGAAAACCTTTTGTTTCAGTTCTTGCAAAAGTTAAAGCAATACAATTATTATGTTCATGACATTTTTTTAACCAAATATATGTTTCTCTACCATATGGAGGATTACAAAAAACAAATCCTTCCCAAACTTGAATTAAACCGTTATTATTTATATTGAAATGTTTTTTAGCAGTATCCCACGGTCTACTTATTGGGCTACATGGATCTAAATCGAAACTAAAAAAATCAGTAATATATTTAGGTGTAAGCCATTCATCATTATTTTTTGTATTTGTATTAAAACTATTACTCATTTATTTTCCTTTAAATAATATTCTCTATATTCTGATAATATAGATTCTAAATTACATAAAACACATGGGCATGAATCTTTAGTACAATCACCAGAATGAATTGGTTTTTTATCTTCTAAAAGACTTCTGATAAAAAGTCTTACATTAGCAATAATATCATCATATTCACGATCATACCATTCAAACAAATTATATTTATCTTTATGTAAATTATCATTTTTATAATACTCTGTCAAGTTATTATTTTTATCTATAATACCCGCATCTTGTAATTCTTTAAGTGCAAGAACTTGAGAAGATGATAATTTTTTTACCATAATTTTTTAAATCTTTAATTAGTTTTTTATTACTCATCATCCTATTCTTCCTTTAAATATTTAATTTCATCTTCTTCACAAGCAATAATTTTATATTCTATAGCCTTAATAAAACTTTGATTAACAATATCAATCACTATTTTATCTATCTGCATATTAGTCAATCTATTTTTATAATATTTACCTCTTTGAGAAATAACATATTCAAATGTTTCTGGATTACACCCTCCTCCAAATGTAGCATTATTAGAATCAATTATACTACATATCTCATCTATAAAACAATCCATTTGTTTATTAGATAAAATAGTTTCAAAAGTTCCTTTAATAGCTATATAAGGTTCAAAAAATTCTTTTATTCTTAATTTTTTTCTCAATCTCTTTTTCACTTGTAAGTTCCTTTTAAAAAGATTATACGCACTTCTTATAATTACTGTTATGGCTAATTGCCTTTTAACTTCTCCAATCGCTGAATCATTATCGCTCTGTATTTATTTGCACCTTCAATCGCTCTTACTGTCTTTATGTTGCAATATGGTAGGTTTGTGCTTCTGTCTGTAAACCACTCATCAACTTCCTGTTCGGTAGGCAACATAGCCATAACATCGGTTATATTCAATACCTTGCTTTCGTCTTGTTTTTTAGTTTTGTTTTTCATATCAAGTTTTTTTTATTATTCAAAATTTGTGTTTCAAAATCGGCACTAAATATAGCCGAGAAACGTTAGGCGACATGCAACCTTAATCTATACATAATATCTATAAATTTGACAAGATTTTCCGTGCTTAAAAACTTAATCGGAATTTCTCCAGCATCATACATTTTTACTATTTCCCGCACGTCTCCTAACACGGCATTTGAGTCCGCTTCGCACATTGCCTCAATTATTACATCAGCTAAAAATCCGAACACTTTCGGCGGTATTTCCTGAATGTTACCATCACCGTCATTTGCAAAATTTTTTATTATATTTAATAACTTTTCTCTATACATAACTTTCTTCTGTTAATTCGGCAACGTCTCAAATGCCGGGTAATGTTGTACGTCATTTGAGCTTTGCCCACTTTGTAATATTCTTAAACGGCTCAAACCGTGAATTATCAAAACAATACATTCCTGCACACAAATAAACCACTGGTCCACCCTCATCACATACCCATGCTTCAACGGTAAACTTTGACATCGCACATCCACCAATTCCCCCTCTCGGACCAGCTGTAGACCCGAATGTTTCTGGATAAGCATAATAATCTAAATCCATATACTCGACTTTTCGATCCTTAAGTATATCAATAACTTCTTGCGGTGGTTTGTTTTGATAATTCACGGCCTTTCTCCTTTCATGTATTTTATTCTGTGACGCTCAAACGACGCACAACACTCGCTAAACGCTTCGCTTCGCTCGGCCTTCGGCACATGGCTTCGCCACGTCGTTTAGCTCTGCATGTTGTACGAAAGACGCACGACTAATACTCTATTGGTTCATCCTTGTATTCATAAGTGTAATTACCGGTTCCCGTCCCGCTCGTTGTTAATACGCTATGAAGTGCCTCATGCCCGCAAATAACACATCGCTTGAATGACGAGTCTCCGTGCCATACATGTTCAGGTTCTACGGTTGACCCACATTTTTTACACTTATAACTTTGTTCAATCTTTATATACATAAATCCTCCTTTCGTGCGTCCTTCGTACAACAAAGCGTGAAACGAAAAACGACTTTATTTTATTTACAACACTTTTACTATTCAGCGTTCTTCGTTTACGCTTGAATAGTTAGCGAACATTGCCATCGACTTGTTGCTTGTACCAATCCGCTCCCTCGCAAAATATGTGCATAGAAATACTTTCCTCAACGCCATATCTTTTGGCCAGCCACTGATATTTTTAATACGTTGTTTATTCAAATCCCCCGCATAATGGTCGGGCAACGATCCGCTAACACGGCGTAAAACGAAAGCCGTCTTTATTATCTCAATTATCTTTCTGTACCATGTAGTTTTCATCTTGATTAAACTCCTTGTATTATCGGCCTATCGTTTACGCCGGAATAGTTAGGCGACATTGCCAAACCCTTTTATGTATTTAATACATTCTTGGAATCCAGCCACAAAATATACTTGTTCCTTTTCTGATATATTTAGTCCCTCGCTTATTCTTACTGCAATACCACCTGCTTCATAAATATTTGGCAACGGTCGCCTAACAGGGCGTATATTCAATTTCGCCCTTATTGCGTTAGTAGTATTACTTGACCTCATAAACTTATCCCTTTAATATGATTATTTCTATCATGCGAAACTAAACATACGCCCCATCAGTTATATGACATGGCTTAACTCTGGCTCGCCTTCCGTGGCTCGCTTTTTATTATCCTATCAAAACATATTTGTTTCGGCAATAAACCTCTACAAATATAAACACTCGAAAACGGAGGATTCAAACTCGGTTTTTGTTCTGTATAATCTTTAAAATATGCCACCCTTTTATTAAAATAAAGTATTTCAAAATCATTTGCTTCAAACATAGAAAATCTTTTTTCAGACTCGAATAATCCTACAACTCCAACAAGCATAGCAAATTTTTTATTCAACTTAAACAGTCTATCAAATACTTCGCCTTTTAAACTATAAGGAGGATTTGAAATAATAACATCACAATCAATATCAATATTAAAAAAATCATCACCGTTTGAAATATGCGTATTTTTTACGGCATTGCCATTATTCTTTAGCATCTTTACAAAGTTACTTTCGTTCGTATCAAATGGACACCATACTGCTAAATTTGAATTTACATATTTCAATAAAGGCTCAATAGCATATTCAGGTGTATAAAATTCATCCTGTTTTTTTGTAATTAAGTCAAGTTTCATAAACTCTCCATACGTGTTCGGCATCCTGCCTCACACTAAATATATTTTTTGTTACAATCGCCACGTCATATAACAACGGGTAAGCGTTCGCTTCACACACCCTTCGGGTGTCGCTTACCCTGTTCAGTTGTACGAAAGACGGCTTAACCCCCACCATAAACATAAAAACCTTCTGCATCTTTAATCTCTCTCGGCTCAAGCGATAAATCAGCATGGGTATATCCCAACTTTTCAAGAACAAGTTTTCTCGCTTGCTCTGAATTTTCAGCATATGCGAAGGCTATGCCTGCTGTATAATCTCTTAATACATTTTCCCATACATATAATTTTAATTTACTTATTGCTTCCATACTAAATTACCTCACTTTATATTTTACTTTCAATGCGTATTCTCATAGCCTTGAATAGTTAGCTAAAATGCTCGCTAACTTCTGCCATTTCAATATCATATTCTAATTCCATTTGCTTAGCTCCATACCCATTAGACATCCAGTCTATAATATCTGTAAGTTTAGAAACTCTTTCTCGCAATGCTCGCACTTCAGCTAACACGGTGTCATGCGTCATTGATTCCCTACATTTATTACAATATATAATTCCTATTGGATCACCATAATCTTTTCCACATTTAACATAATCGCTATGACAATATCTTAATAAGGCACCACATCCCTTCATAATATCCTCCCTTGAATATCAACGACGCATACGCAGTCTCAGTTAGGCGAAAGACGGCTAAACCTTTCGTATTTCAAAATTTATTATCGAATATTTAAAATAAGCAATAAACAGTCTATATAATGCTATTATCAATAATTCTGTACTATAGATTCTCCACCCCGGATCGCCAATGTTTACACATAAAACTTGATATTTCCATCCATAACTTTCTCCTTTTAGTCGCCGTCCTTCGCCCAACACTCGGCAAACGCCATGAGTACACAGCGTCTGCCTCAGCATGTTAGCAGCCATTTAAGACAAAAAACTTTTTAGCCTTATCTCTGAACTTGCCAACTCCAGATAATCTTACCATAAAATCATCACCTATGGCTTCAATAAACTCACCTTCTTTTAAGTGTGGTTCATCTCCAATCGCACTTTCATAAATCGGATAGAATAAACGGCTGCTAACAGCAGGTATATTCAATGCCGAGCATCGAGTGTAATCAGAGTTTAGTTTTTCAATCAAGCCTTGTGTTGTCATATAATTTTGTATTTCAAATTTGGCACTAAATATACCTGCTCATACGCTTAAAAAGTTAGCAGAAATAACCGCCTAATCTTTAGTGATAATCTTATATGTATAGTAATCACTATCTTTAAACATATTCATTCTATTCTTATATAAATCTTTTAAAGATTGCTCAACTCTTTCTTTTGCTTTCTTGCCACGAAATATTTTATATAATTTATATTCATCAAATGGATTTACTCGTCTTAATATTCTATACTCCATATACTCCCTCCTTTGATGGCGGTTACATCCGCTAACATCGAGCAAGCGACATTGAAACGATCACCTACCTTTTTTAGTTAGACGTAATTATTCGCCAACTTTTTCTGATGATTTAGCTCCACCGCACATCCCCATTATCATTGATAATTGTCCTATCATCTGCAATCCAAGTTCTTCATGACTTTTACTTTTCGGTATGCTATTTATTGCACACTCGCATAACTCAATTATTTTATCATATACATCATCTTTCATTTTAATCCTCCTGTAATAATGGCGAATAACTACGCCTAACATCGGGCAAGCGACATTAAAACGGTCGCCTGCTCTGTTTAGTTAGGCGAAACGGCTTAAAAATATTTCCATCATTTTGACCGCCTCTTCTCTATCACTGTTTTTTTCTCCCTCTGATAAATATTTATATTCTGTTTTCATTTGTCTTTTCCATCTATCAACTGCCCACTTCGGAATAACTAAATTTTTCTCTCCGTCTGGTTCTGCTAATGTTGGCTCAAGATAAATCTCATAGCACTTGCTAAATAAATACTGCATCCATCCAGACTATTGACTATGCGCAAATGCGGCCAGCTCCTCTTTTAGTTCAGCCGTATCGCATAACACAGCATTAGACGAAAGAGGCTTTTCGCATTCTACCGCTTTATCCAGTATCCTATTCAATGGATCAGAATAATCTTTATTTTTTAAATACTCTATATCTTTCTCCATCCTTTCTATTCTCTCTGTTAACGCTCGCACTTCAGCTAACAGAGATATTTGATATAATTTTAAAATAGATTCTCTCAAATCATCCATATATTCCCTCCTCAAATTTTCGCATATTCTCAATATGTTGTACGAAAGACTGCTCAATCTTTTTTATATTTTAATTCTAACTCTTTATAAAAACTACATATTGCACAACAATCTAACCCACAATCACAAAATGTTCGTTTGCCAGTTTTAATATATTCTTCTTCAATCCAATCTTGATAACAAGCCCAACATTCTCCGTGTCCACAACCGCATCTCTTTTCCATTAGCTAACCCCCTTCTATTCGTTGCCCTTCGTACAACACTTGCTAAATGCCACTTCGCTACATGGCTTTGATACGTTGTTTAGCTCTGCATGTTGTGCGAAATTGCGCCTCACTCACTGCTCTTAAAATCTTCTTCTGGACTAAACCAATCGTTGTTAACGATATGACCTATCGCATGCACCTTGCTATGCTCGCACTTTACCCGTATTGTTTTACCCTTCAACTGACTCCATTTTGAAACTTCCGCTATCTGCATTACCCTGAAAATAAAATGTCCCGCTACAGACTCTAACTTGTAGTGCGTAAAGCTTTTCGGCAAATATAGCGCATACCCTCCAAACCCCTGACCGATCCCGCCATAATTAAGATTCACCCACGCAGACAGACACCCGTGGTCATCATTTGTAATTTCCGCTGACTCAATAATCGCATTTCTGATTTCTAATTCCATTTCTAATCTCCTATTAATTAAGCAACGCCTCAAATACCATCTCTGTTAGTCGGCATTGCTTAAATATTTTTCTAATTCTTTTTCAAGTGCTATTACAATTCTCTCCAAACTTGCTCTGGTATGCTCCCTGAAATTATCTTCTCGTAACAGTATTTTCATTGTATCAAGTTGAGTCATAAGATGGATAAAATCAACTTGTTCTATCAAAACTTTGCCTAATAAAGAATCATGAGTTTCAGCTTTCGGCAAATTTTGAGGAATTACTTTATTTATTAAATCTTCTATTCGCTGACATAGTTCTGGTCTATTATCAGCATAATCTTCCAAAAGTCCATTTACAATAATTTTTGATACTTCTCTTGAATCTATTTTTTTATCCCCTCTTCTATACTCGTTTAAAAAATCATAGACATCTGACATTGATTCAAACTGTTTATGATAATCTTTAAATTTTTCATTAAAAGAATTTAATTGATCTTTTTCACATTGTTTTTCAAATTCAGGATCTTCAAGTTTTTTAGTATAAAAATCTGTTAGTCCACTACATATACCACATCCACCGTCACCATATTTCCCATGTTCGCACCAACCATTATCTGTTGATAAATCTTTTTCCTCTTGCATTGCTTTATCTATTCCTTTTTGAACTTTAGATTTATCATATTTTAAATCTTCTATTTTCATTTCTTTATTGCTTCTCTTCTTTCAATAAAAATTCAGGATTAATTACTTTAAAACTTGTAAATGGAAGATCTATACTCCTAAACACAAGCCCTTCTCTATCTTTAAGAGTATTAAGGACACTCTTTCCATAACTTTCTTTTACAACACTATTTACATCAGAAAAAATAAATTTTTTTGTATCAATAATTGGAACAAGTTTTAAACCTGTTTCGTCTATAAATCTAATAATTTCATTATATTGAAAATATTCATTTTTGTCAATATTAAATACATTAAATATATAGAACTCATTTTCTTTTAACTCATAAGGATTACCTTGAATCTTTGGCCCAATAATTTCACCTTGAATGGCAATATTCATTTTATGCTTTTTACTATATTCTTTAAGAATAAAATCAATATTATATTTTTTAGCTATATTAAAATAAGCATTATCTTTACTATTTGAAAGATTAATATTTCTTGAAGCAAATCCAAATTTACCTTTATTAAACCAAAAAGAAGAACTCATACCATCAAGTTTTTCAGTTAAATAAAATACCCTGTTCTGATTATTCCATATAATAGATGGAATAGATTGTATTCTTGTTTCATCAGTTTTTCTAATAAATGATGGGAATCCCTTCTCTTTATCCTCAAAAAATTTAAAATAAATTGTTCTAAATACTTTAAACTTAAAAAAGAATTTAAAGAGTTTAGATTTCTTATGATTAGTATTAAAAGCTGTTTGTTCTTCAACTAATTGAGGATCATATTTTTTAATACCAAGTATATCAGTAATATCAACACCTTCTTTAGCAACTATTTTAAAGCCACTATCTCTTAATGATTGAATAGGAATTATAAGTCCCTGACTGATCTGACCACGAAGTTTAATTATTCTAACACGATATTTTCTTTCTTCAAGAAATTCAAACATAGGTATTTGAGGGACTATAGAATCAGTCTCCATATAGCAAACAAGATCACCAACATTAAATTCACCTTTTTTAACTACAACTTCCCATCCAAGGACTTGAGCTACTTCAATTTTATCTGCTCCTTCAATTGGACGTATTGATATTATTTTTTGTATGGTTGCTAATTGTCTCATTTTTATACCTCATTTATTATTTCATTTGCAATTAATAATGCACATTGTTCACATCTTGTTACTAAATCAATTTTTGATTTATTTATATCAACTTTATACTTTCTTTGGTATTCTGATAAATAAGAAATATCAGGGATTATATAAGGACTTTTATGATTCATTCCTCTTCTTAACATTTCTTCTGCTAATTCATCATGTCTTGTTTGCATTGATTCAGGCTCAATTTGACCTAATTCAATTCTTTTATTTATAGAGTGCTTTTTCTCGAAGTTATGCTTATGTTTATGAATTTCTCCATGTTCACCAATGAGATGTTTATTACAAAGTAATTTTGGGTCTACCATCCACATTCTCATTTATTCCTAACCTATCCTCAATAATTTTACAATATTCTTCACTTAATTCACAACCAATTGCATTTCTATTTAATTCCTTTGCAACAACTAATGTAGTACCTGCACCTGCAAATGGGTCAAGAATTGTATCATCTATATATGAAAACATTTTTATACATCTTTTTGCAAGTTCTTTTGGAAACATTGCAGGATGCCCAATTTTTTTCATCTGTGTCTCAGGTGGAAATTTCCACAAAGCTAATGACCAATCTATAAATTCTTCTTTAGTTAAATCAGTTTCACCTTTTCTGTTTAACTTCTTATCTTCTTTTGCAAATACTAATATATGCTCAAAAGGTGTTGGAAAGGATGGGCAAGATGGCGACATAAATGAACCCCAGGAACAATTATGGAATATTACTTTACCACTATAACTTTCATCTTCTTCTACTTGCAAATTGCAAACATCAATGTTTTCCACATATTCTTTTGTAATTTCTTTTATTTTATAAAAGCCATAATGACTTCCTATTTTGCTTTTATTATATCTATATTTAAAATTATTATTTATATCTTCATTTAAGACATTTTTTTTTATTTTATCAATAAATTTTCCATATATTCGTAACACATAAGCATCACTATTACCTTTTATAATTCTTCCACTTTGTAACATTGTATCTCTATTATTTTTTTTATAAACAGAAGATAATATTTTAAGTCTTAATAAAATATCTCTTATTTGGTAACATAGTTCTTTAGAAATGGAAACATAACCAACTTCTGTTTCACTAATATACCCATCACTTCTTATTAATCCTTTTATTAATTGTTTTTGTAAAAAAAATGGTGCTTGAAATAAAAATGGATGTATCTTTTTATTTTTTGCTAATTTACCACCTAAAACTTCTAAAATTTTAGGCAAAACTTTTTTTGATGATATACAAATACGATTTAAATTTTCTCTTTTTTCATAAAAAAAACTCCAATTAAATTCTTTACAAATATTTTCAACATCTTTACAATAATTCGTTTCATTTAGACCAAAATCTATTCTTATTGTTGTATCTTTATGCGTAGATCCATCACCTATATAATAACCTAATAATCTAAAAAAACCTTCAGAGTAATAATTTATTTTTTCGTTAGTTATTTTAGATAATCGTTCATTAAAATTTTCAACATTCCCATGATATTGAGTTGTATATTTTGGAACTATTGCATACCACTCACCGTTATTATATAATTCTTCTGGAGTTTTCCACAAAAAATTCCAATTTACTCTTTTTTTTGGAGTATATTTTCCACATCTTCTTTCTAATGGGGAAACATAAATTTTATGACCTTCAGTTAATACAATATCTTCTCCAAAACTTGATTTTATCTTATAAATAAACCCACTATATTTATTTCTAAATATATTTTCAACTTTTTTAAATCTTCTATTATGAGTTAAAACTTTATCACCAATTTTTATATTTTGTATTTCTATATAACCATTATCTGTATTTATCAATTCATCAGGTAATAAACACCTATTCCCAACTTGAGACTTTTCCCATATAATATGTGTCATTGGTATATATGTTAAATTAACCATAAATTGAATTATATCAGAACTAGTCGGGACTCCACCGTTGCGGCCATCACCAATATTTATAACTACACGACCACCTTTAACAAGTTTCATATATATAAGAAAAAATATAGATTTAAGCCAATTAATATATTCTTTATGGTCTTTATTATCATTATAAAGATTATAAGGATTTTTATTATATTTATTATTTCCTAAATCAACATTGTATGGTGGAGATGTAACAACTAAATGCACACTATCATCTTGAATAGTGTGCAAAGTTTTAAAGCAATCTCCTTGTAATATTTGTATCATTTTGCAAAATTCCATTTACTTGAATAATCTATAGTTTCGTATTCACCAAGTTTTATTTCTTGATTTATATTTTGTAAAACTATTTGTAACGCTATTTTTGTTTCTAAATGCAATTTATCTAATTCTTTTTCCTGTTCTTCTGTAAGATCGCTATCATCATCTTTTGATCTCAATTCAAGTATTTCAGCTATATCTCTAATAACATCAGAATTACCATAAGGACGTTTACAATTTATTGAAGGCGCACCATATTCACAGTCCCACCAACTTACATACATATTTCTTAATAGTATAAGATGTTCTTCTCTTAAAATAAATGTTTTTTTATTCATATCTTCCTCTTTTTTGATAAAAAAAATGTCGCACTGGTGCGACAAAACACCTAATGCGACATTTTTTGTTTTACTTACTCTTTGCTACTTGATCCATAAGACCCCATAACAAGATATTTACTTTGGTATCTTTTACAACACTTTTGATACCTTTAGTTTTAGAACGCCTTTTCTCGCCTTGAAATTCAATTCCACCTTTAATTACATTTTCCTGCACTACATTGAAAACTGTAAAGAGGTCATTTTGAAAATCATCTTCACGTCTTGGAGTGAGAAGAGTAGAAGAATTAATTTTGCTTGTATCACCATAGATACCAATTTTAGCTTCATTAGCAAATTGTTCTTTTTCTGTTTGATTCAGTTTAATACTTTTGTAGGTATCAACTTGAGTCATAATCTTATCACTACTCTTTGCAAAGTTAAAAATCAGTTCTTCAATATCACCCACTTGCATACCTGCATGTCTTTGATTTATTCCACCAAAGATATTTTCAGCTATTGTGAGACCATTACTACAAACAAGTCTATAAAGACCTGCAAGAGCTTGAGCTGAAAGTCTACCATTATGGCTGTTAAATACTGATATTTCAGGGGCAACATCTTTAAGAGAAAGATTTAAAAAACTTTTGTGACGAAATCTTACGTTATGAACAGCATAAGGAGAAACAGCACCTTTTCTTGTTTTTGATTGTTTTGCAAAAGTTGGATAATATCCAAATTCCTCAAAACCTTTAATTATATCTATAGTTGGAACCATGACATATTTTTCAGACATCTTTTCGCTTGGTAATGTTGAAAATATTGAGGGAGCTTTTTCTCGAAGTTGTTCAGTAGTCAACACATTTTGTAACATATTTTTTCTCCTTTGTAATATTGTATATTATTTCTTGTAACAATATTTAAAAAAATTAAATAATTATTGCAAATAATTATTTAATAAATTTAAGTATTGTTTTTCTTTTTTGGAGAGTTTGTTTTTGGATTGAATTTCAGATATTTTGTTTTTTAAACTATTAAGAAATATTTTTTGTTTATGTTTCTTATTATGAACAGAATTAGTAAAATATTGTTCATATTTAGTTATAATATAAAAAAACAAAATAGCAGAAAAAACAATTATAAATATAATCATTCTTTCCTCCGCTGTTCTAATACTATAACAATTTATATAATGTTTGTCAAACTTTAATTAACATTATTCCCTATATTTTTTAATATAGATATTAATTCATTAATATTATCAAAAGGTATTGATATACCTTTTTTCAAAGGAATAATTTCATTATCTTTATTCCACATTTTTCTTATATCAATATATTTTTTATTTTTAAACTCTGATATACTTACTTTTATAAAATTTTCTGCTTCAGGATTACCAATAATTCCTACATTTTCTTTCTCATCAAATAACATTTTTAACCCCTTTTTTTGTCAATAAATTTCCAAACCCTTAGAATATTTAAGAAGTATTTAATATATTAAATACCTTAATATATTTAACACTACAACCCTTTCCACAAGGTTATTATATTGTAAAAAAAATAAATAATTTAATTTTTTTTAAAAAAAAGAGAAAAAAAAAATTAATCATTTAATCTTACACTACTTCCTGTAGCTTTTGCCCATTTAATTGCTTCTATATCTGCTTCTGATAGATCAAATTCATCTTCCCAGTATTTAGGCAAATTAAGTTCTTTTTTAATTGGTTCATTTGGGTCAACAAATTCATCTTCATCACCTAAAAGATAATCTTTCATTATCATTTTATCTGTTACTGCCCATCCAATTTCTTGTAAATAAACATATTGACATAAAGCCATAACTAAGTCGTCATTGCCACTAATAGCAGCAATTCTTCCTCTTGATGTCATACCAAAATTTCTTAATTCATTTACAGTTCTTATTGAATTAATTTTTAGTTCTTTTTTTGTTAAATAACTTTCAAGAAAAGAAATTGCATTTGGTCTTATTGGGTTAACCATAGGGAAACCTGCTACAAAATTATGTTTACTTTTTTGATGCCAATAAAATCCTTCATAATTAATAGTATTACCAAAATATTGACATATATTAATTCCAAGTCCATTTCTTTCAACAGATAATTTAGCATTATTATAATATTCACACATTACTTCAAGAACTTCTTTATATTGTTCTGTGTTAACTTTTCCTTTATATTCTGCTACTTGATTATTACCATCTTCAGGATCAAACACATGAAAGGTACAATAGTCATTACTTTCCCCACCGCTGACATCCGCAGTTATGCAATATTGTTTTTCAGGTTCAGGATCTTTCCATATCCAAAGACCTTTAAGATATTTATATTCAGGATCCCAATTATTTTTCATATTTACAAAGACGTTTAAATCTTTGTAATATCCTTCTGAATTTACATCATTTGGGTTTATAAAATCAACTCTAATTGGATTTTTTGTTTCAATAGCTTGTAATATATAACCTTCAATAAGTGAATGTTCAGTTTCATAAACTTCTTGTTTACATACTTCAATTTTATATCCTCTTGTTCCAAGAGTTTCAAGCATTTCAAGATGCCATGATTTACTTCTATAGTGAGGAATATCATCAACTTCTACATCTATAAGTTTATATTTAGAATCAGGATTATCTTGCGCTCCATGAAGGATTCTAAGATAATCATTATTAACAACATTATTTCTTGGTAAAGTAGATATTACAAAAAACTGTGATGGTAATGTTTTATTTGTAAAGTCTGTTAATGCACCTGCTGATAGAGCAGGAGTAGCTGCACTAAGTATTGCTTGACTATCTTGGTATGAAGCAAATTCATCAGTAACAAGTAAGGAGAGAGATTCACCCTGGGCAGGATCACCTTTATTTGGGAGGGAAGTAATTTTAGAGAAGTTGTGAGCAAATGTTACTGATGTTTTTGCAAATTCACTTGTTTGTTGTTTTAACCAAACAGGTAAATGCTCATACATAAATTTTATTCTTTCAAGGAAAGTAGTTGAATCTCTTAAAGTTTTTGAAATTACTACTATTCTTTGGGAATCAAAAAATAAAGCTCTCCATAAAGCATAAGCACCAACCGTTGTGGAGAAGGCAACCTGTCTTGATTTTAATGAAACTACATATCTATGTTTTAAAAAATCCATAGCAGCATTTACTTGCCATTTATAAGCATTATCTTTAATAACTATTGCACCTTTTGTTGGATGTGATACAGTACAATATTCAAGAAAAAAATAAGCAAATCCTGTTCCATTTACAACATCAGTTATTTTTTTTAATTCTTCTTTTGCTTGATCTAATGTTAAATTATCTTTTTCTTCATCACTTAACATAACTATGTTATGTTCTTTATAAAACTTAATTCTATCAAATGGGTAAAAAGTTTCTTCTTCTACTCGTAATAGAGATTCATCTATTATTGTTTGATCTTCTTGTCTTATATTTTCTTGAACCTTTTCTTGAGTTTTTTTCATGCACACCTTTTTTTAAGAATTTTATTTTATTAAAAACAAATATAAGTTTAATTATTATATAATATATATATTTCATTATTATCACTAAAAATGAGGATTTTTTATGGCAGAAATATTAAGTAGAAATGATGTAAAACAAGCATGGAAACAAATAGATCGTAAGTTAAAAAGAGTTACGACAGATACAGAAATTGTAGGTGAACTTAATACTTCATTAGTCCCAACACATATGCTTCCTCTTGAATTAGATGATAATTATACTGCTTTAGGCGCATTATCAGCAAACAATATATCTCAATTACAAGAACAACTTGAACTTGATAAATTAAATAGAACAACAAGATATGATAGATTACAAAGTGCTATGGAACATCCTGAAATTGATGGTTCTCTTTCTATATATGCTGATGAAGCAACTACAGAAGACCAAGATGGTATTACTATTCATGTTCAACATCCTGACCAAAAGGTTCAAGAGATTGTTGAACAATGTTTTGAAAGAATAGGCATTGAAGAAAAGGCATGGCAAATAGTAAAGAATTTTTGTGGTTATGGTGATGAATTTTATGAAGTTGCAATTTCTAAAACTGTTGATTCAATTTTAAAAATTGATAAACTTCCTAGAAAAGCAGTTGAAAGGGTTGAAGAAAATAATATATTAAAAGGTTTTAAATTTAATAACGAATCACTTGATAGTGAAAATCAATTTTTTACATACCAAATTAATTATCAATCACAGCAAGAACAAGAAGAAGAATTAATATATCCATTTAGAATACTTCATTTTAAAACTAATTCAGATAAATATGGAGTATATGGTCAAGCAATTATTGATACAATTATTTCTACTATTGACCAATTAAAAATGATGGAAAAGGCAATGGTTGTTGCAAGGGTGACAAGAGCTGCCGAAAGAAGAATATATACAATTGATGTTGGAAATTTACAAGGTGAAAAAGCTATTAAATATGCTAATCAAGTTGTAGCTAATTTTAAAAATAAGAAAAAACTTAGTTTTGGTTCAGAAACATCAAGAACACTTGATTTACAAAAAGATGTTTTTGGAACTGTAGAAGACCTTGTAATTCCTAAAAGACAAGGATCTGAAGGAAATACAATTACTACATTAGAACAAGCTTGCCTAAGTTTAGAAACAAAAATTGATTTATTAGACGGAAGAAGTTTACCACTAAAAGATATAATTAAAGAATATAATGAAGGTAAAGAAAATTGGGTTTATTCTTGTGATCCTATAAATGGTAAAATAGAGCCAGCATGTATTAGTTGGGCAGGCGAAACAAGAAATAATGCAGAAGTTTTAGAAATAACTTTAGACAATAATGAAAAAATAATTTGCACACCAGATCATAAATTTCCTATAAAAGATATTGGTTTTATAGAAGCAAAAGATTTGAAAGAAAACCAATCTATGATTCCTTTATATAAAAGAAAGTCTAAAGAAGGATATGAAGAAATTTTTAATAATTATAATAAAGAATGGGAATTAACTCATAGACTAGTGCGAAAACATATTGATTTGCCAGAATATATTTTTAATGAAAGTTATAAAGATAATCCCAAAACAATAACACATCACAAAAATTTTAAAAAAGACGTTTATAATAGAGTTGGACTTGGTTTAATCAAATATAGAAAAGAAAATAAAAATTGGCATGATAATTATCCATCACCACCTGTATGGGATAACCAAAAAGTTATATTTGACCAAAAACTTTTAAATTGGTTTATAGATATTGTTGCAAGCAATAAATTGTATAACAAAGAACAAGCTGTAAATTATATACAAAGTAATTGTAATAATTTCCTTAATTATTTTTTTGAATTAAATAAAAAGCAAGATGGAAAAATATCAAAATTTGTACCACATTTTTCAATAAATTATTTACAAAAGCTTTTAATATTTGGAAATTTTAATGGGTGGAAAAATTTTAAAGATTCTTATAATTATAATAATCATAAAATAATTTCTATTAAAACTTTAAATGAAAAAATAAATACGGGAACAATAACAGTTAACCATAGGTTCCATACATTTGCTTTAAGTTGTGGTATTTTTACTAAAAATTCAAATTTAGGGGAAACATCGGATCTTGAATTTTTAAGAGATAAAATATTTCCTGCTCTTGGTATTCCAAGACAATATTTTTATGATGATACATTTGCAAACGCAAATACAAATCTTTCATCTAAATCTGTTCCATTTGCTAAAAAAATTAAAAGAGTACAAAGAGCATTTTTAACACCTTGTTATAAAATAGCAATCATTGAATTAAAATTAAAAGGAATCTCTAATGAAAAAATTAAACAATTAGTTCTTTTAATGAATAATCCATCTAATATAGATGATAGAGAAAAAATAACTCTTGAAACTGAAAGATGGAATTTAATTGCTGCTATTAAAGGTTTAAATGCTGAAAAAACATTTTTTCCTGATTATCTCATCTATCAAGATTTTCTTAAAATGAATAAAGATGAAATAGCAATGTTAATGAAATTAAATATTATGCAAGATAATGGTCAAAACCCATTTGATATATTTGATATTGATGAAAAACCTGAGCTTGCAAAAGATTTAAATTTGCAACCAGGAGCAGGTGGCGGCGAAGCAGGTGCTATGGGTGGTGGTATGCCTATGGGTGGTGGAGAAATTGGAGGAGAACTTGGTGGTGGAGAAGGAACAGAGATAGGTGGTGGAGAAGAAGTTGAAACTGAAATACCACAAGAAGTTAGAGAAAAATTAGGACCTCCTCCGACTGAAGGTGGTGGCGAAAAAGCAGAAGCCAAACCTGAAACAGCTTCAGCAGATATTTATAAAAAAGATAAGAAGATTTATGCAGATGATTTAAAGAAACAAGTTGAAATAAAGAAAAGTAAAATTTTAAATAAATTATCAAGTTTTATGGAACAACATAAAATTGAGATTGAAATTGAAAGAGATGAAGATATTTATAGGGAGATGTTATTAAAAACTAAAAGGGTTTCATTTTCTGAAATATTTCTTAATGGCCAATTAGATGGATTAGATAAGATTAAAAAAGATATAGTAATTTATGATGAAGAATATGAAAGAATGGATTTTATAAAAAAAGACATCAGTTAATGATGTCTTTTTTTATATCAGAAAGAGTTTCGTCTAATTCTGGTGTGTTTGGTAGAATTTGTGTTCCTAATTTATTTTTATCTATATTAAACATGTCATGAGTTATTTTTTTATCTGACATTTTCTTATAAACAAATATTGAAATAATTGATGTAAATATAAGAGTTAAAAATCCAACAATACTAATCCATATAAGTTTAATTTTATCCATATTAAAATCCTCTTTTTTTATGATTTTATATTAATATATTCAATTTTTTATAAAATGTTTTTTGTTTTTTTGTAAATATAACCTATATAACTATATTTTTAAATGAGAGAAAATATTATGGCAAAAAAACAAAAAGAAGAATCAAATGAAATAATAGAAGTTGTTGAGCCAATTAAAGAACCTATTTCTACTGAAATAAGAATAACTGATGAACAATTTGAGGCAATTCAAACAGCTTTACAAACAGAATCACTTGAAAAATCTAAAGGTATTTTTGATTATATTAAAAAAGTAGCTTGTAAATTATTTAGTTCGTTTGTTAGTTTACTTTTAAGTATAATTACTTTAAAAAATACTGGTAAATGGGTTTCAGTTATTACTATTAGTTTTGTATTGTATGTTTTATATACATTTCTTAATAAACATAATTATAGTATAGAAGCAATGACTATTGCTATTCCTCATATTGCACAAATAGCTGTAATAGTATTTACGATTATTGGTGGTGTTAAGGGTGTTGAAGGTATTGTTGAAAAACTTGCAAGTAATTCTGATATTGCAAATAAAGTAAAAAATATGGTTAAAAGTGCAACTTCAAAGGATGACGATGTTAAATAAATTATTTTTTTTATTAATATGTTTTTCTTTAATTTCATGTTCAACATTTGAAAAAAAAGAAAAAGTATATAATGTTAATACCAATGATTTTGCTATTAAGTGGGATGTAGAATATATTCATCCAACAGATAAAGAAGGTTATTTAATAGTTATAAATCCTGAAACAAAAAAACAATTTAAAATTAGTTATAAAGATTTTTTTGTAATGGATAAGGCTTATAAAAATTGGAGAATAGTTGAAAAAGCTAATCCAATGATTACAAGTATTGTAGAAAAAAATGAAATTTTGATAATTACTTTTAATTATTTTGATGAAGATTCAAAAAGTATTTTATCAGGTAAATTTATAGTAAACACAAAATATTTAACAACAGATAAAAAAGAATTATGGACATGGCGTGGTATTAGTGGTGCATTATTAATTGCATTAATAGCTGTAGCATTATAAAATAAGTAGGAGAAATATAAAATGAATTTTATTAAATTTCAAGAAATTAAAGACAAAGTTGAAAAATTACCTAATGTTAATTTTTACTCCTTTAATGAAGATACAATTATTGTAAAAAATACAAAGAATCAAGCATTGTATCAAATTCCATTTACAGAAGAACAAGACGAAACTCTTACACTTCACTTACAAGAAGGTGAACAAGTCACAGAGGCAACACCTACATTAGAAGAAGAATTTATCTCTTATAAAAAAGGTATAAAGAATAGTGTAAAAAAAATATTTTCAAATTATAATGAAGGTGTTTCAGACCTAAAAAAATATTTTCAAGAACTCCCTCAAATAGATATTGATAGTCTTAAAAAAGATGTTAATGAAAAAAAATCATTTGCAGAAGCTATTGATGTTTATTCAAAAAGTGATTTTGAACCTATAAGAAATATTAATAAAAAGTTTAAAAAACAACTTATAGAAATGAATGAAGATAAAAAAGAATTTATAAATCTTCTTAATATCTTTGATGAAAATAATAATCTTAAATCATATGACTTAAATTACGATCATTTCAAATCTATGTATAATGAATCTATGTTAGCTTATGAAGAATTTAATAATACTCTTAAAAAGATGAGTAAATTTCATAAAGCTGTTGAAAGAATTGTAATGAATGAAGATATTGCTAAAAATATTATAGAAAAACTTGATTATACTGAAAGTGCAAAAATCTCAGTACCTAAAACTCTTGTAAAGGTGAAACAACTTTATAAAGAAGATGAATTTAAAGTTAGTATTACTGACGCATCTAAAAAAATTATTAAAACATATAATGAATTTTTTGATGTTGAAGGTGATTCTGCACCAGTTCTTTATAATAAATTCATTGATGGTGGAGATGAAATTCCTAAATATTTAAAATTCTCTAATGGTAAATATTCAACAACTGATGTTCAAACACTTGCACATGAACTTGAACAATCTTACTATGTTCTTTCTGACCTTACTCCAGAAGATTTAATGCAAATAGCAGATTGGAGAAATCAATGTGAATATATGTCAAGAACAAATATGATCTCTGATAAAAAAGTTGATGAAATCATTAATGGATTTAATAAAAGATTCACAGTAAATAGTGCAGAAGAATTTAATGATGGTGATATGGCATTAGGATTTAAAGATTCTGAAGAAATGGATATGGAAAATGCTGATGGTATAGCTTATGATGGTTCTTCTGTAAAAGATGATGATATTGAAGGTGAACTTGAATATGATGATGAAGAAGATTTTGAAGAAGTTAAAGGTGCAGCAATAGCTTAATTAAAAATAAAAAAAGAGGATAATGTAATGAGTGAAATATTCAATAAATATATGAAAAAAGCAAAAGAGTATAATGAAGTTAATATTCAATTTACTCAATCAAAAGGTTTAAAATCAGGAAGAGATTTTATGTCAGCAGGAATAGATGATGTTCCTGAAAAGGATAGAAGTAAAGTCAAAGCAGGGATGAGTAGAAAATTTAAACTTAATAAAAAAATAACTCAAGGTATAAATGATGGCTCATTAGACCCACAAGAGCTTATTACTGCAACTGTGAATTTTCTTCAACCTATGATGCTTAATAGCTATGAATCATATATAGATGCAAAAATGGCAGGAGAAGAAGCTACACTCTCTGAATTTAATGACGAAGGTTCTGAAGAAGATGATATGCTTGAATTAAGTGATACATCTGCAACTGCTCCATATTAATACATGATGAAAGTTATGAATTTATTTAATAAATATTTAATAGAGATCCAGTTGGAATATTTAAATAAGAGAGGTTAGAAAATGTCTGATTCTAAAAATTTGCGAGCTTACATATCAACAGCATGGGTTTCTAAGGCTTTTGGATATACAGAAAGTATAGATGAAAAGAGTGGATCAGCTCAATTTATTCTTGAAGGAGAATTTCAAAGAGCTAATGCACAAAATAGAAATACCCGTATTTATAAATTTGAATTACTTAATAGAGAGAATAATAAACTTAGAGAAATTATTGAATCAAGAGGTGGACATCCTATGGGAATGGATCATCCTATTCCTGATGGCACAGAAGCATCTATGACTCGTATTCAACGTATTGATATGGAAAATGCTTGTGGTCTTACTACATGGCTTGAAATGCAAGGTGATGTAGTTTATGGTAAAGCTAAGATAATTCTTGGTGATTATGGTACAGGTGACAAATTAGCTGCTTTTGTTAAAGCAGGATATAAGCCAGGTGTATCTTCAAGAGGACTTGGTGGTGATCCTGTTATGACTGCTGAAGGTTATATGTATGTTCCTGATGATTATAATATGATTTGTTATGATTTTGTTACTAATCCATCTACACATAATGCAATTCTTCAAAGAAGTTTTCAAGAAGAAGTTGATTATTATAGTCATCTTACTAAAGGTAATACACAAAAAAATGTTTGGGAAGTTTTAACAAGCCTTAGTAAAAAGCATATTAAAGGTGAATAATTATGAAAGATTATAATGAAGTTGAAAAAATATATAATGTTGAAATTTTAAAAAAATCTATTAATGAATCAAAAACTAATAGTGTAAAAGACAAAATAAGAGAAACAATTATAAATGGTATTTTTTCTAAAAAGAAAAGTTTTAATCTTAAAAACATATTAAAAGACCTTAATGAAGATGAATATAAAAAGATATATGATAAATGTTATGATAACGATAGATTTTTGGGTACTATTCTTGGATCTATTAAAAAAGAGTATAAAGAAAAATATCCAAATTTTGATTGGTCTTATGATACTGTAAATCATAAGCAAGATGTTATTATATCTATAAAGTTTGAAAAAAAAGAATCTACTATTAATGAAAAGGAAAAGTAAAAAAATATGAAAAAAAAATTAGATACCTATTTACAAAAACTATATGCTGAAGAAACTAATAAGGTTGATTTAGGCAGTAAAAAGAAAAAAGTTATTAATGAAGTTGTAACTCAAATTGGTAGTGAATCTGAACAACGTAGAGGTCTTAATAAAAGATTTGATAATGTTACTAAAGGTCAAAAAACTCTTACATCTCAACAAAAGAAATTAGGCCAATTAATTATTGCTAAAGTTATGGATAAATCTTTAACTGCTGATGAAGTTATTAGAGTTCTTCTAAAAGTCCTTCCTTCAAATTATATGGATCAAGTACAAATTATGCTTAATCTTAATCCTGATAAAATTAAACAAGTTCCTGTAGAAGAATCAGTTAAACCTATAAATGAATTATTTGGAGAAGATCCTTTATTGACAGATGAAGAAGGAAATTCACAAGAATACCAAAGAGGATATGATGATGGCTATGAAGAGGGTTACAATTATGGCTATGAAGATGGTTATAAAGAGGGAATTGAAAAAGAATTATTAAGACGCAATATTTAATAGTTTTGAAGAGGATAATGGTTTGGATTATTAACATATGAACTTATTAAATAAATTTTTAAATGGTGTTTATACAAAAGAAATTTTTAATGAGAGTGAAGAACTTGATGAATATGAATTTTATAAACCACTAAAGAATGAAACAAAGAAACAATATATTTATAGACACACACAAAAGCTCCCAATAGACCCAAAAAATATAAAGATGTTTAAAACAGAAACAATTAAAAAAATAATAATAGAGTACAGAGAGTATTATTCAGATCTATACGATCAATATAAAAATAATGGTAAAAGGTTAATATGAAAAGAAGTGTAATAGATGTTTATTTAGAAAAGATTTATAATGAAGATGTTTTAAACAAACAATTTTATGGGAAAGATTTAGTCCCAATTCTTAGCAAAGAATCAGTTAAATCTAAAGGTAAAAAAGTTATAAATGAATTATGGGATAATGATGATGATTATTTACCTGAAGGGAATCCAGATGAACATCAAATGGGATATGATGATGGCTATGAAATTGGTTATGAAGATGGTAAAGCAAGAATTGAAAAAGAATTAATAAGACCTGAAGATTTATTAAGACCTGAAGAGCCATTAAATGAATATCAAATAGGTTATAATGATGGTTATGAAGATGGCTATAAAGATGGCAAAGCAATGGTTGAAAAAGAATTATTAAGACGCAATATTTAATGGTATTTATACAAAAAAAAATTTTAATCAGAGTGATAAATATGAATTTTATAAACCGCTAAAGAATGAAACAATTAAAAAAATAATAATAGAGTACAGAGAGTATTATTCAGATTTGTACGATCAATATAAAAATAATGGTAAAAGGTTAATATGAAAAAAATGCAATTGATATTTATTTAGAAAAGGTTTATGAGAAGTCTATTATGTATCAGAAATATATTAAATAAAAAAACATAAATATACAAAAAATTACGAAAGAATTTTAACAATTAACAAATATATATATTAGTAATAAAATGGAGGATTTATTAATGAATCTTAAAAGAGTAAAGGAAATACTTGAATCCAAAAGTTTGGATGAAAAGGAAATTAAAGCTCTTGACGAATTTTTTACTCAATATACAGAGGAAGTCAAAATAGCCGAAAGAAAAAAACTTGGTATTAATGGGAATGAAGAAATGATTCCTAAATCTCTTGCAGAAAAAGCTTTTAATAAATTTAACAAAGATGCTGAAACAGCTTTTAATCTTTTTAAAGAAGATTCAAAAAACGCTTTTAATCTTTTTAAATCTGATTCAGAAAAAGCTTTTGATCTTTATGCAGAAGATTTACAAAATGAATATGCTGAGAATATGGTGAAAGGACTTCAAGATCTTTATTCTGATATTGAAACAAGAGTTAAGAAAGACTTTATGGAATCAAAGGATGCCTCTATACTTAATGGTATTAAAAGACTTGTTATGCCATTAGTAGCAGCGGAAGAGCAACAAGCATTGCTTGAAGAAATTGATAAACTAAAGAGTGAAAAGAAAATCATTCTTGAAGAAACACAAGAAGTTACTAAAGAGAATATAATTAATTCATTAGTATCTGGTTTCCCAAAAGAATATGCAGAAGATATTAAATCTTATTTAGTTCCATCTAAAAATGAAGATGAGATTTATGAGCGTTTTTCTTTTATTTGTGAAATGGTTGATAAGGGTGCAATAAAACCTAAAACTGTTATTTCAGAAGAAGTTAAAAAAGTAGAAGATAAAAAAGTTGCAAAGAAAGTTGAAAAGAAACAAATTACAGAAGAAAAAAGACCTGCTATTAAACAAAAGAAATTAATAACGGAAGAGTTAAATTCTTCTTCAAGTGTTAGATCAAAATCTAAGGAAGTAACAACTGCTCCTAAGAAATTCTTTACTGATGAAGATGATGCTATTATTAGCATGTTATTTGGTGCATAAATTAAACAATAATAGTTTAAAAATATTGGAGGAATTATAATGTTTTATACCGAAGCATACAAACAAAGACAAGAATTAGAAAGTTCTCTTTTGTCAAAATGGGAACCTGCTCTTAATGCAAACGGCGGTGTTGCTAATGAACACCTTGCAAGAGCTACTGCTATTCTTTGTGAGAACTATCTTACTGAACTCAAAGGTGATCCAAGACTTATCGCTGAAGATAGAGTTCAAACAGGAGCATTTAGAGGAGTTAACCTTGCTCTACTTGGTCTTATTACCCGTGTTATTCCTGCCCTTGTAGGTGCAGAACTTGTTGGTGTTCAAGCTATGCCAACCCCTAAATCACCTATATTTACAATGACATGGCACAAATCTGCAACCAAAGGTTTCACTACTGGAAATACAGGATCATTCCCTAATCTTCCTGATGGTGATGAACTTTGGGTAACTCCTATTCCTGACTCTTATGCTGAATTTGGTGGGGTTGATCCTTACTATTCATCTAATCAGGTTTATGAGAAAAAAACCAAAGCTCAAGTAGTTGCTTTCGCAGCTTCAGCTTATGAATTTGCATGGGCTAAAGAATTGGATAAAATGGATACTAAAGGTTATCTTTATCCTGAAAGTGTTGTAGTTTATTTTCTTGATAGTACAGCAGAAATTAAAGATTTTGCAACTTATGGACCTAATGGAAATTATCTTGCAAGAGCATATATTACAGGTGGACTCAATGGCCTTAATGAATATGTTATGCTTTTTACAGATGTAAATGGCGTGAATATTCCTATTGCTGCTGCTGATCTTTCTTTTGATCAAACTGCAAATCCTAAACTTATTGTTGCAACAGGTACTTGGCCAAATATTATCACAGCAATTGAAACTGCTTCAGGAAAGGTTGTTGGTAATGTAATATTCTCTTATCAATATGATGCTGAAGATGAAGGTAATATTCCTGAAATCGAATTTAAAATTTCAGAAGAAGTAATTGGTCTTACTCGTAGACAATTAAGAGGAAAATATACAGTTGATGCTGTGCAAGATCTTAAAGTATTGCATGGTATTAATCTTGATAGCGAACTTGTGAACATGATGAAAAACGAGCTTATGCACGAAATTAATCATGAAATCGTAACTGACCTTCGCAAACTTGCTTATCATGTAAAAGAACTTGATTTTAATGATTTTGTAAACTATACTGCTGGTACTGCTGGTGCTGTTACTACAGGTAACTATGATGATGCCGCTAAACTTGCTCTCGATGCAATTAATAGAATTGCTGCAAGTATATGGGTTAAAGGACGTATGGGATATGGTAACTTCGTAGTTGGTAATCCTATCACACTTTCTTATCTTGATAGAGTTCCTGGTTTCGTAGGTTCTGGAGTTACTTATTCTGGAAGAGACCTCTCTTATGCAGGCTCAGTTGGTGGTAAACTTAAAATCTATCACGATCCTACCTTCCCTGAAGATGAACTTCTTATCGGTTATAAAGGCGGATCTGCTCTTGAGACTGGATACTTATACTGTCCATATCTCCCTATTACAGCAACTCCTACTCTTTATAATCCAACAACAGGAGACCCAAGTAAGATTTTTTATACTCGTTATTCTAAGACTCTTAAAGAAAGTGGTTCTGGTTTAACAAGACCAAAATCTGTTATTCTTAATGGAGAGCTTCAATATGCGAGACTTAAATTAACAAATTACCCTGGTTCTAAACTTTTTGGATAAGATTTAAGATTTAGTCAATTTATAAAAAGCGGAGAAGAAATTCTCCGCTTTTTTTTTATATAAAAGTTTTAAAAAAGTAATATAATTATACATGAGAGAAAAATATATAAAAAAAGCTAATTTAGTTCATAATAATAAATATGACTATTCAAAACTGATATATACTAATTTAAATAATAAGGGTATAATTATATGTCCTATTCATGGTGAATTTGAACAAAATTTACATGCTCATTTATATTTAAAACAAGGTTGTAAACTTTGTGGTATAGAATCAAGAATTAATAAACGAAAAAAAACTTTAATTGAATTTAAAAGAAATGCTTCATATATTCATAATAACAAGTATGATTATTCATTAGTTGAATATATAAACAACTCAACAAAAGTTATTATAATATGCCCTATTCATGGTAAATTTGAACAAATTCCAAAAGATCATTTAAATGGTCATGGGTGTAGCAAATGTGGTGGCACATCAAAATTAATTAAAGAAGATATAATTATTAATTTAAATAATATTCATAATAATAAATATGATTATTCAAAATTAAAATATATAAACGGAAAAAATAAAATTAAAATTATATGTCCTATTCATGGTGAATTTGAACAAACACTTGAAAATCATAAAAATAGACAATCTGGCTGTCCTAAATGTCACATTGCACAATCTTCTTATGAAAAGGAAATTATAAAAATATTAATAAGTATAAAACCAGATTTAAAAATATTAAATAATATATCTATAAATAAAATAAATGAGTTAAATATGAATAATAATTTTTTAGATAAAATAAAAGATAAACCAATAACTCTTCTTTCACCATATATTAAAAATTCAGAAAAAATAAAAGTTAAATGTAATATCTGTAATCATGAATGGAGTGTATTATCATCTAATTTGAATAAAGGCAATGGATGTCCAAATTGTTTTAATAGGATTAGTTCTTATGAAAATGAGACTTATGATATATTTAAGAATGAAAATATTCAAAGGAATAAGAGATTTAATAATTATGAAATAGATATTTTTTTTCCTGATTATAATCTTGGCATAGAATTTCATGGATTATATTATCATTCAGATAAATTTAAAAATAAAAATTATCATAAAGATAAATATTTAAAATTTAAAGAATTAAATATAGATTTAATTCAAATATTTGAAAATGAATGGATTAATAAAAAAGATATAGTTTTATCTATTATAAAAAATAGATTAGGATTAAATAAAGAAAAGATATTTGCAAGAAAATGTGAAATAAAAAATATAGATACTGAAACAGCCAAACAGTTTTGCAATGATAATCATATACAAGGTTATGCAAGTAGTAGTGTAAAAATAGGATTATTTTATAAAGATGAGTTAGTTTCTTTAATTACTTTAAGGAAGAATAGATTTAATAAAAATAGTATTCAAGAGATAATAAGATTTTGTAATAAAAAAGATTTAACTATAATTGGAGGATTTAATAAATTATTAAGTTATATTAAAAACAGTTTGCATATAAATGAACTTTCAAGTTTTGTTGATGTTAGATATTTTAATGGAAATAGTTATAAAAATTATAAATTTGAATATCATACTGTTCCTAATTATTTTTATTTCAAAACTAATAAATTGCTTCAAAATAGAATGATGTTTCAAAAACATAAACTTAAAAATAAACTTCCTATTTTTAATGAAACATTAAGTGAATATGAAAATATGGAATTAAATGGATATTATCGGATTTTTGATGCAGGGAATTTAAAATTTAAACTTGATTTATAAAAAAGAGAGAAGAAATTCTCTCTTTTTTTTATATACTGAAAAAATATATATATAAATTAACAAAAATTACAAATATAAATTTATCACTAATTTGTGGAGAAATTTATAAATGATTAATTTTAACATTGATGATAAAAGTATAAAAAGTATGTTTCAATATTTTGAAGCAATTGATAAAAAAGATGATATAAGTATTTCTGAAATTATTAAAAAACAAAACTTAAAAAAATCAGGTCGTAAATCTATAGAATTTAGTTTAATAAATTCTTTGAAAGAAAAAGATATGAGTGATATAGCAATCTATACTGCTTTATATCTTTCTAAACTAACAACTAATAAATGGTCTATGGATGATATTGAAAATGTTTTAGAGAACGAAAATTTTATAGATGAAACATTAATACCAATGTTATCAAAAAATTTTATTGATACAAATAATTTAGATGAAGACCAAATAAGAGAAATTGCTAAGAAAGTACAAGAAAATATAGTTGAAAATGAAAAGAAAACAATATTAATGGTATCTGACTTTATTAATGAGAGAAAGAGTGATAATACTATTTTTGTTCATCAATTAACACAATCTCAATTAAGTTCAATTCAAAATTTAATTATAGAAACTTTACAAATATTTGAAAATGTTTTAGAGGATTATAACATTTCTGATTTCTTAAATCATGAAGCATCTGAAACATCATTAGAACAAACATATTTATTTATGAATAAATTACTTGGTGGTAATTTTGAATCAAAAACAACCTCATTATTATCAGAAATTAAAGTAGTTATAGATACTTTAGAAGATGTAAAAAAAACAACTAAATTAAATGAAACAGGTCAAAAAAAAGTAGAAAAATATTTAAAACTTCTTAATAAAGCAAAAGATGTATTTGAAAAATTAAGTGAAAAAACTATAATTTGGATTCAAGCAGAAAATTCAATAACTGATATAGAATCTCTTAAAAATTACTTTGATCAATTAGAAGCTGATAGAGCAAAATCTATAAAAGTAATATCACAATATAAAAAATTAAGCAAAAAACAGACTCAAATACCATCTGAAAATCTAGAAGAAGATGAGGAAATGAGTGGATCAGATTGGTCACATGAAAGACTTAAAAAAGAAATCAAAGAAATTGCAAGAATAATAGTAAAAGAAAAAAGAATTTCAAATCTTTCTGCTGAAGAACTTACTAAATTAAGTAATGAACTTGCTGAAAGTTTTATTAATGACAAAAAAAATATTGGGATAAAACAATATTTAAGAACAAGTGGGCATAAGGATTATGTTAGTGAAATAGCAAGTCAATTTGCAATTCAGTTAAAATCTAAAAATGTAACAGTAGGTAGACCTAAAGGAGTGGTTAAAAAATGAGTAAAAAATTTTTTCATTATTTAAATAGATCAAATAAATTAAACAAAGAAGAAGAAAAAGATTTAGTTTCTTTTGTTGAAAATTTTGATGAAATAACTAAATCAAAAGAATATTTTGAAGATGATTATTCATTACCTTTATCACAACATATAAAACTAATTATTGAATCAGAACAAAGTGAACTTGATAAGGCAAAGAATATGTTTTCTATGCTTATAAAAAATAAAATTGATAATGAAATGGCAGCAAAAAGACTTATGACTGCTTTTGGAGTTGATAAAGAAATAAAGAGCAAAGTAATAGCATTATTTAAAGAAAATAAAGGTGAAGCATAATGCCAATAGGTGATTCTACATTTATCCCATTAAATCCACAACTTTTTAATGATAATAATGAATTATCAAATTTTAAAAGTTATATATTAAGACAACTTGGGTGGCCTCTTATAAGAGTTGAAATTACAGAAGAACAACTTATGGATTGTATATTGGATGCAGTTCAATTATATCATGAGTATGCTGCTTCTGATTATGATGTAAGAGTAATTTCTGGATTTGCTGGTAATCAGGTTGATATTCCAATGGATATAAATCCTAAATTTATTCTTGATGTAATATTTGAAAGAGATTATTATGATACTATGTCTGCTGGTTTAGGTGCTATGGGTTATGAAGAAACTCTTGGTGGAGTATTACCATATAATATATCAGGAAGATCTGCTTTAGTACAAGATTTTGATATAGCAGGTTATTATTTATATTTACAACATATGGAAGATTTTAAAAAAATGTTAGGAATAAGAAATTATTTTGAAGTTATTGGGAATAAGATACATTTATTTCCTGCTACTGTTAGTTATAGTAGGGTTGGTATTATTTATAAACCTATGATGAATGAACAAAAAATTGAGAATGAAATGTGGGTTAAAAAGTATGCTATTGCAAAAGCTAAGATGATAGTTGGAACTATTAGAAGTAAACTTGGTGGATTTTCAAGTACAGGTACAAACATTGCTGTTGATGGTGAAGCAATGAAATCAGAGGCACAAGCAGAAATAGATAAACTTGAAGAAAAGTTACAATTTCTTGGTGTTCCTATGCCAATTATGCAGATGTAAAAATAATTTTAAATATATTGGGATAATAAAAAAATATGTCTATTAAAAGAAATTCTAAAAAAATAAAATTCATTAATCCTTTAGACGAAATTTATAATAATGAACTTTTTAATGAATATAGAAGAGATGTTGAAAATCTTGATAAAACCTATGTTGAATTAATGAGTTTTAGTTTATTAAATAAAAAGAAACCAATTTATGAAAATTATTTTTTTGAGGCTGTTACACCCATTAACTCATCTTTTTTTGAATTATTTTTGGAAGCTATGGCTAAAGGTTTTATAAAAAATGAAAAATCTTTTGAAACTTTTTTAAAGAATTTATATAATGATGAAAATAATGTAAATGTTTTTAAAAAGAATTTAAAAGATGCAATACAAAAAGATAATGAGTATAAAAATTTATCACAAGAACAAATAGATGAAAGAACTCAAAATGTTATAGATAAAACTAAAGAAGAATATAAAGAAAATTATGATAGATCTTTGTCTGATTTCATTGAGGCGTTTAATAAATTATCAGATAATGAAATTACATTTTTATATAAAAAATATTTGACTTCTAATGAAGTTAAACAAATTAATGAAAATATTTCAAAATTTGAACAAGGTCAAAACAAAAACTTAAATTTATTCATTAATAAAATTTCTAAATTAATGAGTGATAGAAAAGATGTTAATTTAGATGATAAAGAGGAAGAAGAAGGTAATAAACAAACTATAAAACTTAATATGATATATGAAGTATTAGAAAAATCTAATGCTTTACAAGAAGTTTATTCTGTATTAAGAAATAATCATATACAAGTTTTAACAGATGGAATGAATTTAGCTGGTGAAAAAGTTGGTGTATCTTTGGCAAATGCTGGAAGTAGTAATAGCAAATTTGCTCCTGTTACTGGTAATGATGATAGAAGTAATAATATAAGAATTGCTCAAAAAGCTTCTATTTCTTATATAACAATTATGTCTTGTGTAGTTTTTATATCAGGAACATATCAGAATAAAGAAGAAGTTAATGAAGCATTTTTATTAAAGCAAATTAACAAAACTTTATATAGTGAAGGCCTTTCTAATTTTGTGATGAGACCAATAAAATTTGCATCTAATATGATAAATAAATATATTACTGTTACAAGTTTTGAACAGCTTTTAAGAGATCCAGGGGTGTTTGCAAAAAATGTATATAAATTTTTTAAATCAAGTAATTATACATTAAATAAAGTTTTATCTGATGCAGGAATACAAATAAAACCAAGAGATTTAGAAGAATTATTAAAAGATGGATTAGACAAAAATAATTTTGAAACTGCAAAAAACTTTTTAATTTCATATCTGAAACAATATATGAACAAAGACAACGTGAAGAGTATAACTCTTGAATATTTTCAAAACTTTGGAATTAAACAATCAGCAGGTGCAAAATTAAGAGAAGGTATTAAAAGTGTTGGTAAAGCATTAGGAATGAATAAGGAAAGTAGAGAACTTGAAGCACAAAGTAATCAAGCAGGGCAAAGAATGTCTGGTGAGTTAAGTAACGCTTCTAATCCACCTACTAAGACTGAGGTTTAAAATATGTATCGTCCAACAGCTCCAAGAATGTTTGAGCCTTTAAATCCAGAACATTCTCTTGTTGATTCTATAACTGAAGAAATGCACATGAGTGAAAGTCCTGAAATTATTTATTGGAGATTAAAAAAACCAGAAGAAATTGATGCTCAACCTGAAAATATAATAAGTGGTGAAAGTTACTTAGATGATCTTGATAAGACTTATGGTGAAAAATCATCTAAGGAAGGAAAGTTACTATATAAAGATCCTGTAAGGATTTATGGTAAGATAGACATACAGCCGATTATAAATGAATTACAAAGGATGGGATTAACAACAATAAAACAAATTGACCTTTACATTAATATTGCTCATGCACATGAAAGGTTAGAGGAGGTTCCGAAAGGTGGTGATGTTTTTAGAGTAACATATTTGATAAGGGATACAGATGGTGAGTTGAAGGACAAATATGTTTACTATCACATAGCTAACGTAACGGAGGTTGATTTATATAATTATCAATATATTAATTATCAACTATTTGCAGAGCAAACAAATATGATGGATGTTGCTGATGAAATTAAGCAATATTTTGTAGACAATGAATTTAAAAAATAAATTGAGGTAATAATTATGAGTAAATTTTCAGATAGGGCTGAACAATTCTATATGGAACAATTTAAAGATATGTTCAATCAAGAAAAAGACAAAGAAAAAGCACAAAAACAACTTCGTAAAAAACTTAAAAAAGTAAATGATGAAGTAATTTTTGAAGATGTTCTTTCAACCATTGCTGAAATTGCAGAAAAAAATTTTGATATTTTTAATGGTACAAAATTTGCAAAAAAAACAAAGAAGATTATAAATGAAGCATTTGGCGATGAAGAAGAAATGGATATGGAAGATGATGTCCCAGAATCTACTGATCCTGATGATGAACCAATGGAAAATGAAGAAGACGAAATCCCTGAAGATGAAAAGGATGATATGGATAAAGCTGATGAAATATTACAAGACCTTGATCTTGAAGAATTAGACAATGCAACACGTCTTGAACTTATTAGAAATATTATAGATTCAGCTCAAAACATGGCAGATGAAGAAGATGAAATGGATTTTGATAGCTTCATAGAAGAACTCAAAGGTGTTATGGACGAATTTGAATACGACGAAGAGCCTGAAGGTGAAGAAGGTACAGAAGAATTTGGTGATGAAGAAGAACCTGAATTTGAAGAAGAACCTGAAGGTGAAGAAGGTGAAGAAGAACCTGTAGAGGGCGAAGAAGAATCTGAAGAAGAAGAAGAAGAAGAAGAAGAATTTTAATGAATGAAAAGTTTATCACAAGATATAAGAGAGCAAGCTGAAGAAATCATAAGTAATCAACTTGATGACATGGAAGATGTCATCAAGGATTACTATGAAAGAAACAGAGATTTTTATGAAATTGTTCAATTAAAAGATGAAGATAAAAAGCAGAAAACAATTACAAAGAGAATACCAACTGAAATTGTTATAGAAAGAGATGAGTTAGATATAAATATTGCTATAGTTACTAATGATAAGGTTAATGATAGGATTTTGCATGCACAACATACTGGTACTGGTTTACAAATAAGCGATCAGATATTAGATAAGTTTGGAGTGCCAAAAGAAAGTAGAACTAAATTAGTTATGAGTAGAAAGTATTTTGATCCTAACAATGCAGATATAGTTTTTAAAAATGATTTAAAAATACTTTTAAATGCTAAGAAAAGTTAGAGTAATATGGTGAACAATGGCTACTGGAGAAAACTTATTTCCTCATCATTTATTTGGTAATTACGTTGTTGAAATTGCTAAATTATTTAAATTCCAATTCAGAGAATTTCAATTAACCCCTCAATCAGAAAAACTTGAGTTACAAGTATATTATGGTACACCAAGAGCAGCTTTCAGATATTGGTATAAAAGATTTAATGGGCAATTAATATTACCATTACTTAATTTTTATGGTGCAGATTTTAGAAGAAGATATGATAAAGAGCATCCTGATGTTTTTAGAAATTTTTCTATTAAATCAAGTATGGATCATAATGATGGTACTGTATCAGTAACTAAAGCACCTATGCATTTTGATGTAACATATCAATTTAGTATATATAATAACTCAGCAAGAGAAAGAGATAAATTATTACATAAAATTATGCAACTTTTTCCAAGAGGTCAAAGAAGTATAAGATGGTATGTTGATCCTGATGGGCATCCTGAAATTTTTCTTTTTATGCCATTAAGTGTTGATGAGAGTTTTGCAGATGAAACAGAAATTGAAGGATTAGATCAAACAGAAACAAGAAACATAGTAAAAACTAATTTTACAATAGTTAGTTCAGCAGTTGTACCTTATGATATTTATAGAGTCCCTGCTGTAACAAGAGTATTAGTTGATAATATTATACATGAAGATGAAGGTAGATATACTTCTTTAAGTGTAAGTAATATTATTGATAATGATGCTTATAACTATATTTTTTATTCAAGTGGATATAGAATGAAATTTAATGGAGCTTGTTTTTATGGTTCTAATTATTATTTTACTTCTCAGGATGGTTCAATAAAAATCAAGTAAATTATTTTTTTTTACTTATGATTTTTTAAAATATTCAAATATAAATATTAATGAATATATATTTTAATTATTTTGGAGATTAAAATGCTTAATGTAACAATTAAAAATAAAAGTTATTATCCTATAACTACAATTATTGATGGAAGAACAATAAAATTTCCATCTAAAGGAAAGGAACTAAAACTTCAAATTACAAAAATAACAGATCATATGAATGAATTAATACAGAACAATTTAATTCAAGTAGTTCAAAAATAAAGAAAATTATATAAGGAGTTAATATCATGGCAGAAACCGTAAGCGATATATTAGGTAAGGGCCTAAAAGTTGAAAACAGAGTTATTATCGATGCCTTACCACCTCAAAAAATAGTTGGTACAATTCCAGCTTTTATTGGTGGAGCGCATTGGGGAGAAGTAAACAAACCTATATTAATCTATAAAGATTTTGATAAATATATGGGTTCTCCTGTAATAGCTGAAGATGAAGCAGACAGTAGGGCTTTAGATTATTCTGGTCTTGCTGCAAAATATCATCTTAACTATTCTCAAGTATGTTATTATACAAGAATATCAGATGGTACTGATACTAAAGCATCTTCTTTCCTTAGAAGAACTGCTAAGGTTGCAAAATTTGTTGGTAATGGTGCTATTCAAAATGGTGTAGCAACTATTTATCCTAAAACAAATCAAAGTCTTAATTTTATTCAAAATAATATTTTTGTAATAAAAAAGGACTCAATTATTAAAACCGTTGAGATTACTCCATCTACTACAGTTTCACAAGCAGTTGATATAAGTAATGTAGTTGTAGCATCATTAGTTAATAAAAATATTTTATTTACAATTGATGACCAACTTGTAATTTATAAAATACTTGGTACTGAATTAAATTTAACAGAAGTTCTTAGAAATGCTCTTGCAACAAAATTTGGTATAAGTAGCACAGAAGCAGATAAATATGTTTTTAACTTAACAATTGATAATATTAATTTACTTGATGAAACTTTTGAAAGTGGTGATGTCATTGTAATAAATGATGTGTTTTATTCATATGATGGAACTATATGGTCATTATTAGTAAAAACTGATGGTGCTACAACTATAACACCTAACCCTTCTGACAATGCAGTTTTTTATGTAAATAGTGCATCTGTAAGTTCTTTTGATAAGGCTGGTAATGGTGGTTTAGGTGCTTTTACTTCTGAAACTTATGCAACAGGTGATTTTGCAAGTAGACCTGTGGCAAATCAAAGTGGTGATTATTATTATCAAACAAATAATACTCCTGGGCTTTATTATGATGATCCATCTGAATCAGATTATGTTCTTTTAGTTGCAGGAACAGATTATACAGCAGTTGCAGCATTACCAAGTATAGTTGCAGAAGGATATTATTATAATACTGTAACAGAAGTTCTTTCTTTTTATGATTATGATTTAAATACTGTAACTACAGTATCTCATGAAGTATTAGAATATATTATTTTTAGCTCACAGAAGTATGGTAAAACATCTACTATAGCTATACATGATTTCCCTGGGACAATTTATAATGAAAGTAATACATTAAATATCACAGGGCAAGATACTCCTATAAATGGTATTGTAAGCTCTATAGATGCAGAAATAAAATTAAATACTACTCCTGGTGTCCCTGGTGATGTTGGTATTTATAAAAAGGTAACAGGGGCATGGGTATTACAAACTGGTCAAGTTTATGGCACAATTCCTGCTGCACCAGTATCAGGAAATAATTGGAAATCAGATGGATCTAATACAACATATCCTTATGGATGGTATCAATATAATGGTACAGCATGGGTATCCTTAAATTTCGTTGAAAAGGAATCAGCAAAACCATTAAACACTTATGGATCTGATGGAGATTATTTTGAAGTTGGTGGAGAAGTTGGGATTGATGATATTGTAGTTGGATTTGATGAATTTGGTAGATTAATGATAAATTCTGTTGAAGTTGGTTCTGCTGAAAATATTACAGTGTTAAGTTTAAATGGAACTTATTCAATTTATAATGTGTTTGCAATAGACTCAAGTAAACTTAATGTATTAAATGTTGGTATTGATGAAAAACTTGGTGGAAGAATTGATGCTTTTTATACTGGTGAAGAAGGAAACAAAATTGGATATTTTGCAAAAGAAGACCAGAATGGGATAGTATTACAAATATTTAAAGGTAGTGATATTCTTGGAACATTTTTTGATTTTTCTTATATAATTGCTGATAGTAATTTCATAGGAACATTAATTAATACAGATAGAGTTGCATCTACTTATGTAAAATTGATTCCTGATTCAAGCGTAAGTGATATACCTGAATTTGAATTAAATAAAACTATTTATTTAAGTGGTGGTACATCAGGTGTAAATAATCTTCAAGATTTCATGTATGTTGCAGCACTTAAAGAATATAAAAATCTTGATCTTTATGATGTAGATATAGTTTCATGTCCTGGGTTAATAAGTGAAACAGTTGTAGATGCAATGCTTGATGTTTGTTCTTATAGACAGGATGCCTTTTCAATTCTTGATACACCACAAGCAATGTCACCTTATCTTGTAGAGAGATGGCATAATGGTTTATCAGATTTAAGAACAAAAAAACTTGATTCAGAATATGGGGTTCTTTATTATCCTTGGCTTCTTATAAAAACTGATTCTGCTAAACTTCCTAATCAATGGGTTCCACCTTCTGTAAGAGCAGTTGGGGCTGTAAGTAGTTGTGATATGCTAAATCAGAATAAATATTCTGTTCCTGCTGGTCATAAAAATGCAGCATTAGTTGAAGTTGAAGCCCTTGAAAGATATTTAACAGAAGAAGAAAAACAGACATTATATGCTGATCGTCTTGATAATAATATTAATCCTATTGTTTATAATAAGAATAATGGTTATTTTATAGATGGCCAAAAAACAACCAAAAAAGGTGCTACTCCTCTTAATAGGATTAAAGCTGTAAGAACAGCACTTTTCATAAAAAGAAGAATTTATGAAATTGCTCCTGATTTTTTCTGGTTGCCTATTGATGCAAGAACAAGAGCAAGTTTAGCAGGTAGCTTAAAAACAATAATGGATCAACTTGTTGCGGATCGTGTTATTAAACCAAATCCAGTTGTAATAGTTGATGAAACTTTAAACAACGAATATGTAGAGGCTGAAGGTGGTTTAATTGCTAAAATTGAATGGTATCCTGTAAAAAGTGTTGAAAAGATTAAAATTATAAATGTTATTCGTGACCAACAGGTTAGTGTAGCAATAGAGATTTAATAAAAAAGCGATAGGATAAAACCTATCGCTTAAAAAATTTATATAAAGAGGGTTAATTATGGGATATTTAGACGGTTACAATAATATATTTCAAGTTGAAAGAATAAGAAATGAACAAACTATAAATACTAATAGATGGAGTTTACAATTTAAAAATTTAGGTGCTATGATACAAAAAGCAGCTACAAGCCCACTCCCTGCTATTAGAGATAGATACAAAAACACAAGAGTTGCATTTGACCAAAGTATTACTGGTTTAGATATTGAAACAACTCTTGAATTGTCTTTATTCTCTGTTTCTATTCCTTCAGTAAAACTTGAAACTCAAGATATTACAAGATTCAATGATACTATTAAAGCTGTTACAAAATTTGCACCAATGGAAGATATGCAAGTCGTGTTTTGGGATTATGTAGATGGTTCTGCATCTGCAATTATGCAGTTATGGCATGCTCTTGTTGGTGATAAAGTAACAGGGGCAATTGGATTCAAACAAGACTTTGTTCTTAAAGAAGCATACTTCTATGTATATGGCCCTGATGCTCCTGGATATAAAGGAGATGGAGAAGGATTAGATGATACTAATACAGATGATGGTAAAATACCATATTTACAAAAATATGAAATTTGGAACTTATTCCCTAATTCTGTAGAACTTGGTGAACATAGTGATAATGCAGAAGCTCGTAAAGTTACTTGCACATTCTCATTAGATAATATATTTGCTGTTGATATTCAAAGTTATGGTTCAAATCATAACTACATTAATAATAATGTTTTTAATGAAGAACAATAATTCTTATCTGTAATATAAAAAATTATAAAAGCCGTTAGAAATAATCCTAACGGCTTTTTTTATACTATTTCTATAGAAGAACATTTATCTCTTTTCTTAATAACTGTCTTTGTTTTTGGATTAATATTATTCTCAACATTCTTATCATGACTTATTAAATATATAGCTGATTGTTTTGAATACTTATCTTTAATAATATTAAGAAATTTTTCAGTTGTTGGATTATCAATATTAATAAAAACATCATCAAAAAACATTAAATTACTTGCATTAAGATTAATCTTTGTCATATCAAATATAGAAAAATTAGTACAAAAATTTACCTTAAACTTTTCACCCGAACTTAACTCAAAATAATCATATTCTTCTCCATCCTTAATTATCTTCTCATTAAGTAAATTATCTACAATAATATTTAATTTCCCATTAAATACCTGATTGAGATTTTCCATAAGTATTCTATTAAATACAGGAATAACTTTTAACATAACATAAGACTTAATTGAATTATCATTTCTTACATCAAGAGCTTGTTCCCACCATTTTAACATATTAATATTATTAGAAATAATTTGTTTTTCTAATATTATTGCTTTTAATTTTTCTTTTTCTTCAGTAGCTTTTTCTTTATGAGAATTTGCTTTATCAAATGATAATTTTTTAAATTCCTTTTCAAGTTCTTCTATCAAATCATTATTATTCTGTATTTCATTTATTTCATCTTCATCCATTTCATTAATTTCTGAAAAATCTTTATCAATTTTTATTTCAATTTCATCTATTTCTTTTTTAATCTTATTTATAATTAATTTTTTTTCTTCTTTCTTCTTTTTTTGTTCTGGTATTACTTCTTCCATTAATCTAACTTCTTCTTCTTTTTCATTCATTTCAGTAATTAAATCATCTAATGTAGCTTTCATTAAATTTAACTCATTATTATAATCAACTTCATTCTGAATTGAACCACAATTATCACATACTACAGGTAAGAAATCATTTATTCTTTTAATTTGTCTTTCAACTCTTTCCTGTAATTTTTCATATTGTTTCTTTAATGAAGATGAATCAAAAACAACTATAGTTTCTTTTTGTTCTTCCTTTAATTTATTATTAAGAACATTTAAATATCCTTTTAATAAAAGAAAAGCATTTATATCTATATCTAAATTTTGTTCTTTAAGTTTCTTTAATTCTTTCTTAATTCTTTTTTCTTCTGATTTAATAAAATTAGTTTCTTCTTGCTCATTATCTGTATGTATTTTTATAGCTTTTATTGAAGCCGATTCCTCCTTTTCAATACCTATAAATTTTTCATTTGCTTTCTTTAATTTATCCTTTATTCTTTTAAGATATTTATTAAATTTGTTAAGTTGAATAATATTTTCAAATATTTTAATTCTTTCACTATTAGTTAATTTGAAAAAATGTTTATCGTCTTCACGAGAATAAAGAATAATTTTTAAAAAAGTATCAGGAGTAATTGAAATGATCTTATCAATCTCTTTTTGTGTATCATCTACATTTGGTTTTGAAATATCGTTCCATTTCTCATCAACAAAAACTTCTAATGTCAGACCATTATCAAATTCTGAATGTTTTCTGTATCTGCTTACTCTATATAACTCTTTATCACATTCAAATATTAATTGAACAGTTAAATTTTTCTTAGCTTGTTTATTTATAGTTTTGTCTTTTTTGCTAAGTTTCTTTTCAATTAATCCAAACAAAGCATATTGAATTACAAATGTAAAGGCTGATTTCCCGCTACCTATTGAAACATTTTCTTCTTCTGCATCTAAATTTTCACCTGTGATCCAATGAATACCATTATTATCAAAAGTATAACTATGTTTTCCATAAAATGAAAGAAAATTTTCAAAATAAATCTCTTTAAATATAATCATCTTAACCTTCTAATTTTTCTTTTTCAATAACTGCTGTATTAATAATTTGTTTCAATTCACTAAATACTCTTTTCCTTAAAGTATTATTAAGTTGTCTATGAAGAATTTTTATATCTTCAGCATTTTGATCTTTTAAAAGCCTTGCTTTAAGTCCCTGGTCTACTCTTGTACTTTCATAATTACCAAGATTAATTGTAAATCCTATATTAGCACTAATTTCAGTAATTTCATAATCAATTCCTTGTTCAAATTCTTTAGTTTCCATATTAGTCTCCTTTTAATATTATATCTATCATATCTTGAGTATTAAAGTTATTTTTTTTAAATATTTCTTCGTTGTTTATAGCAAATTCTTTAATAATTGATTCTGAATCTTGTTTAATAAAATCATCCCATCCATCTACAACAGAAATTTCATGTTGTTGTGAATCCTCTTGTGTAATTTTTACATCATAATTATTTTTTAATAAATCATATCTTAATTTAATTATTTTTTCTTGACTAAGTTTAGCAGGGGCAAAAAGTCTAACATAATAACCACCTTCTTTCATTATTGTTTTAATCATTGGAAGATTTTCTTTATTAATTTTTAAAGTTATATATTTTGGTGAAAATGTATTAGCTTTAAACTCAAGTAGTTCTTCATTATCAGTATCATAATAAGCAAATCCATGAATTGAATATTCATCACCATGTCTTAATTGAATAGGACTTCCTATATAAGTTATATTATTTTTATTTTGATGCCCATGATAATGTCCAAGAAAAACATGAGTAAATTTTTTAAGAAATGATGGGGTTATTTCTGATGTTTTATCTAAAACTTCTTCATAAAAAGTATTGTTTGTATAATTATTCATTACAAAACCATTTACACCAAAATGACCAAATAAGTAATTTTTCTTTTCTTTTATTTCTATCTCATTAATTTTATTTATAAGTTTATTTTCATGTATGTATGGTAAAAAATGAAAATCTATATTAGAATTATTGAATTTAAAATATGAATCTATAACAGTAATATTTTTTTTATTTTCAAAAATATTAGGAAGATTTAATGTTGAATCAGATGCAGAAGCCATATCATGATTTCCAACAATTATATATACATGACAATAAGAACTAAATGAATCTATACGTCTTGTAATATTTATTAGGCCTTCTGTAGATGTCATTACTTTTGTATCAAAGAGATCACCCATAATTACAAGGAAGTCAGGTTTTTTTTCTTCTATATACTTTTCAAGATGATCTAATGTTTCAGTTATGTGTTCAAATTTTTTATTATTCTTTTCCCATATATTTATATGAAGATCGCCTACCATTATAAACTTCATTTATACCTCACTTTAAAATATTATATAAAATTTAAATATAAAACATTTAAAAAAAATATTTATAAAAATGTTTAAAAAAAATTAAATTATTTATTTTTTTAACAATACAATAACCTTGTGGAAAGGGTTGTAGTGTTAAATATATTAAGGTATTTAATATATTAAATACTTCTTAAATATTCTAAGGATTTGGAAATTTATTGACAAAAATTTTAATAAAAAAAATAAATGTTTTTTTTCTTTTGTGATATAATGAAGTATGATAATAAAATATTATAACAAGAAAATAAATGATTTTGTTAAACTTGCTAAACAATATTGTAAAGAGAATGATATTGAGTATAGTTTTAAGGATTTTTTAAATCATAAAAAGAATGATATATGTAGTCCTGCATATTATTATTTACATTTATGTCCAAGTTTATTTTTGGCAAATAGTAAATCTTTTATGGAATATTATCATACATTAGATGATGATTTCAGAAATGATATTATAACAAGAACACAAATAAAGGAAGATTTAATTTTATTAAAGAGACACAAACCATTACTAAGGATGATAAAGAAAAAATTAGGTGAGGATTCGATTTTATAGGAATGGTTATGATATATGTTATTTTTAAGAACTAATGATAGTGTAGAAATTGCTACCAATAATGGACAAATTACTTTTAACACGCATAATAGAAAAGGTAATGAAATAATTAAATTTAAATTAGAGAATGGAGTAATTTCATATTTTAATGAATTATTAATTACAAAGATGATACCAAAAAAATCAATTAATATGTTAAAATATCATCCTATAAAAATGGTATTAACAGATAATCAAAATGTATTAGCCTTTCAAGATTTAGATTGTAAGGTTAAATTTCTTGTTATAGATGATGCAGGAAAGATTACACAAAAAGAGTTTGATAATTTAACACAAGATGATTCTATTCTTTGCTATGATGGAGAAGATTGGTATATAGATGATGTAGAATCAATATCAGTTATTTATTATGATGAAGATAAAGAAGTTATAGATGAAGAATTAGATGAAGATGATAAATTTGAAGATATGGAATTAAGTAATTATATAATTTCTTCAGAAAATGGTGGTATTATAATTAATAATATATTCATTATATAAAGTAGTTAAAATGTAATTTTTATATATGTAAAATATCTAAAATAAAAAAGTATATAAATGGAGTTATAAATGGTAAGAAATTTTGAAAGTTTTCAAGAAGGTCATTGGTATATTTATACTGGGATAAAAAGAGAGGGTGGATGGAATGATAATGGTTATATGGATTTTGTGTTAGGTCATAAACCTCAAAAATGTGTGCATGGTTATTATGATAACGCTATGTTTATATGTGCAAATAGCAAAGAGCATGTTCAATGGAGATGGGGAAATGGTTTTGATAACTGGATTGAAATTAGAGACCCTAATAGAATCTGGTGGATAAAAGCAGGTGAAAAGTATTATAGTAGGACACTAAATAAAATATTTATTAATACTTCTGATCACAGTCAACCTTGCTCTGGCGCTCCTTTTTATACTCTTATAGATTCAAAATGTATTGAAGATGATGATAAGACTGAAGAATTTAAAGTAGGAGATACAGTAAAAATAATTAAAAAATTTGGAAAAGGGGATATTAGTTGGTGTCCAGAAATGGATGAATATATAGGAGACTTTGGTAAAATTGAAACAATAGAGAATGAAAGAAATGGATATAAAATTAGGTTTCAAGATAATGATTGCTGGTGGTTTTGTAAAGAAAGTTTAGAAAAAATTAATCTATTAGAAGATTTATCTGCTAAATACAAAGTAGGAGATAAAGTAAGAATAGGGGAAATAGTAGAGAAATGGAGAGGTAATTCATGGGTATCTGAAATGGATAGGTTTGTAGGTCAGGTAGTAACAATTTGTAAACAAGTAGATGAGTTTCAATTTAAAATAGAAGAGGATTCATATCTTTGTAGTTTCCCTTATGAATGTATAGATGAAAGTTATGATAATAAACATTATTCTATGTCTCCTCCTAACATGCCTATATTTGCAATGAAATTTACTTATGATAACAAAAGATTAGAAAAACAAAAGTTCACTAAACCAAAGACTAATAAAATAAGTTTTAAAGTTAAAAAGAGTACAAAAAAATTTGCAATATAATTAGGAGGCTTAATATGGTTGATATAAATAAATTATATAGTTATATTAAAATAATTGATAGCAGACAAGATGAAACTCTTAATTGTTTATATGATGCAGGTTTATTATCTATACAAGAAATTTATGAAAAATGTGCAAAATTATTGTATGAAACTGGAAAAATTGCTCGAAGGTATCCAAAAGATAAATTGTCTGATTTAGAACTTGATGTATTTCATCATAGTAAATTAACAATTTTTGATAATGACGGTTCATTATTTTATTTAGGCGTAAAATTAAATTAAAATATAATTAGGAGAGTAAAGACTATGGCAGAAGTAAGATTGTTTGACAGAATTATGAAAGAAGAGGATAAAGTATTTGATGAAAAAATGCTCCCTCTTATTGAGCAGGAAGTGAAAGCTAATTTCCAAGCAACGAAAAGAGAAGGCGAGAAGATGAAAATTTCTCTTGAAAAAGATTCATGGAGTGATCTACTGAGTGATCCTGCCACATTTGATGTCGATGCAATGGCAAATCGAAAACTTGAGATTGAAGCAATTGATAAAAAAATTGTTGTAATTGAAAAACTATATGAAGAATTATTTGCTGAAAAAATGTAGTTTGGATATTAAAATAATAAAAGGAGAAAAAAATGAGAAAGTCATTTAAACATGGAGATTATCAAGTAAGATTTAGAGATTATAATAATTTAGTTGTATATTGTGATATTTCATTTATGTTAAATGAAATTAATTCATGGGATTATAAAAAAGTGACTGGTAAAGCATTTCTTCATAAAGATGATACGTTTAACATCATAGAAGGAAGAAAAATTGCCTTTGATAAAGCAATAAAAAAAGTAAATCATATCTTTACAGTAATCACAAATGAAAAAGAAAAGGAACTTAAAAATATTTATTCAATTAGAGATAGAGCAATTAATGGCATATCTCATAGATATGAAAAGTTTGAAAGAAAAGAAGGAAAAAGAAAACCACCAAAGGCAAAAGAAGTTGTTTAGTTACTATGGTGCAAAAACAAAGATAATCAAACACTACCCAAAACCAACATATAAAACTATAGTTGAACCTTTTGCTGGTAGTGCAAGATATTCTTTGGAATATTTTGAAAATAATATAATTCTTTATGAATTATTTGATAAAGTATATCTTATATGGAAGTATCTTATTCAAGCTACAGAAAAGGATATATTATTTTTACCTGATTTAAAAGTTGGTGATAATACTAAAAATATTAAAAGTCTTTCTGATGTAGAAAGATGGTTAATTGGCTATCATATTGGTAGAGGATCTGCAAGACCAAGTTATAAGGTTAATGAAAGATGTAGGTGGAATACTGATAAGATAAGAATTGCAAATAATTTATTTAAAATTAGACATTGGAAAATATATCAAGAAGATGGAACTAATAATGAATGGAATGATGCAACTTATTTTATAGATCCTCCTTATATGGTACAAAAACATGGTTATAATTTTAAAAATGTAAATTATAATCATATAAAAGAAAAGATAGAAAATGGTAAAGGACAATTTATTGTTTGTGGAAATTCTACAGATACATGGATAGATTTTAAGCCACTTGTAACAATGATGGGGAATAGCAAACAACATATTGAATGTGTTTATATAAAGGAGTAAATATGAAAGATAAAATTTATGAAATCCATTTAGGAGATGGTTTTAAATATCATTTAATGTATGACTCAATACTTTATACAAAAAATGAATGTTGGGATGCTGATATTAAAACAGCTATGGCAAGAAATAAACCAATACTTCATAAAGATACTCCCGTAATTCTCATGGAAGTATTTACAAATCTTTATGGTGAATTTGTAAGATGTGATGTAGGTGGAACAATATATGATTTAGATCCAAAAGATTTATATTATAAACAAAATAAAAATTTATTTAAAAAGAATAAATTTTATAAACATAAAGATGGAACATATATAGCAGTTCTTGATTATTTACAAACTCATGCTTATGGGAGAGCATTGATGGCAGAAGTGATTTCAGATACATCACAAAGTATGTTTAAAAAAGTTCAGGATGATGTAGAGTATGATGAGAATTGGGAAGAAATTACTGAAGAACAATGGATAGAAAAATTTAGGAGTATTTAATTTATGGTTTATGAATATAAGTGTAAAGTATGTAAATTTGTTTTTGATATGAGTCATGGTATGAATGAATCTCCTGAAATAAAATGCCCTAAATGTGGTGAAGATTCTCATAAGATATTTACCACAAGTGATCCTATTTATAAAGCGAGTGGATTTTATAGAACGGACAATAAGAAATGAAAATATTTTTGATTAAAATTTATAATAAGATTGTTTTAAACCTTGCATCATTATTAATTAATATTTCAAAAGATTATACTAATTGTAATTATATAGTAAAATATGATGTAAGATATTATTTAAAAAATTATAAAGGTAAAGTAAGTAAATAAATTATGAGTCAAAAACCCATTACAATTATTGTTGGTAAATCAGGGTCAGGAAAGAATTATATACCTGAAGCATTAGGTCTCACATTAACTCCTGGATATACTACGAGAGAGTTAAGACCTACAGATAATTCATGTTTGAAGAGGATGGAATCATTAAATATAGATGAAGTAAAAGATTTTATTTGTGGTGAAACATTTTTTAATGATAATTGGTATTTTACTTATATAGAGGATTTTAATAATTATAAATATGATTTTGTTATTCTTTCTAAAGAGGGGTTACAAAATATTTTGATTAAGAAAGAATTTCAGAAAGAATTTTTTAAAAAAAATGAAAAAAATTTTAGAGAATTTTTAATTCGTGATTATAATATAATATATATAGAATGTACCTTAATTAAACGATTTCTTAATATGTATAAAAGGGGTGATTCTTTAAAAAATATCATTAAACGATTAATACATGATAGAAAAGCTTTTAAAGGTATAAAGCAGATTGTATTAAATAATGATGGTAAAATTATAAAATTGTAATTTAATTCTATCACCTTTAAGGGGTAGATTAAATAAATAAAAACAATTAATAAGGAGGTATGCTATGAGAAATAGACACATGGCATGTTTACCACAAACAGATTTAATCGATTCTTTTTTTAATGATTTCAATACGTTTTTTAACGTAACATTTCCAGACATTACAATACCTGACATTTCAAAAAATATTGAAGGGTATCCTGTAGCAAATGTTTTTACAAACAAAGATGGAGATGTAAAATTTGAAATTGCTGTTACAGGATTTACAGAAAAAGAACTTTCTGTATCTATTGAGAATGGTCTTCTTACTATAAAAGGTGAGAAAGAAGATGACAAAGAAAAAGAAGATGATGGTTGGAGATTTGTAGCAGGTAAGTTGAAACATTCAACATTTGAAAAACGCTATAGATTGTCAAATAAGATGGATATTGACAAAATGAATGCAAAAATTAAAGATGGTGTTTTAACTATTTTAATTAGGAGTAAAGAAGATGTAAAACCTAAAGAAATACCAATTACTGTTGGTTAAAAATAAATGGTTTTAATTTATAAAAAGCATGGAAAAATCCATGCTTTTTTATTTATATATTAAATATAATTATATATGGAAAAGAAACATTATATTTATTTAATAAAAAATCGTAATTATACTCTATTTAAAATTGGATATACGAGTAACAATCCTGAAAAAAGATTTAAGAATTATATAAGTCATAATCCTGAAGTTGTACCTATTGATTATTGGGAAGTCCCAAATAAACGATTTGAAAATTATGTCAGGTGTGAAGTTTTAAAACTTGGGTTTATATATATTGATATAAAACATCAAAAAGAATGGATGTGCGGTAATCTGTTTAAAATGGAAGTAGATAATATAATTAAAAAATTAAAGGAACAACATAATGTCTTACAAACAAATGGACTTCACAATATCGTTTCATAACCAATTAATAAAAAATTATATAATAGAAACTGATTTTGAAATTGTATTTCAAACATCTATTCAATCTATAGAAAAATATTGTAAAGAAAAATATCCAACATTAATAACGCATAAACAATATTCAACAGATGAATTAGCTCAATTAGTATTAATGAAAAACTATATTAAAAAAAACCTTAATAGTAACGATATTACATACATACATAATTATTTTTATGAAAAACATTGGTTTGAGCCATTATCTTATATATCAAACATAACATCTATAAAATTAACAGATTATAATTGCAAAATGTGGTCTGATCCTGAATTACCATATCTTGAAATTAAAGGAATTATTTCTCTTGATTTAAAAAAATTAGTAGATTTATATTTAAACAAGAAAAAATATTATGATATAATTTTACCTTATAGTCAAAAAGTTGTATCAAAAGTTTCATCTATTAAATTTAATAGAGCCTTTCCATTATATGTGACTTATAAAGGTGGAGTTGAATTTAGAAATCAGGTTTTAAATATTGTTAAAGATTATATAAAAAATAAGATACCAAATAATATTAAACAAGTTATTGAAAAAAAAATGAAAATAAATAATATTGATGAATATAAAATGGAAGTTAATTGGAAATCTTCTGATGAAATTGAGATTAATATTAACGATGCGATGAAATTATTAAAATTAAAAATAAAAGAAAATTTCTTGCCAATGGCAGGTGGTTTTGTTTTATATAGGAATTTAAAATAAATGTATAGTTTTCAAGAAGTATTTTCAAGCACAGCAAGCACGTCAACACATAAAACTCTTGGGAAAGATATAGAAGAAGTTATAAAAGATTTTTCTAATGTTGTGTTTGATAAAAATGCAATTACAAATAATATAAAAAAAATATGTGTTTGTTTACCAGGAAATTTTCAACCATTTCATAATGGGCATTTAGTTACATATAAATTGCTTAGAAAATTATTTGGAGATGATTCAATATTTATCCTTCCATCAGCACAAAGAATATTCCCAAATAATCCGTTAACATTTGAACAAAGAAAAAAATTAATACTTAACTCAAGAGGATTGACATTACATCCAAACCATATAAAACAAAGAAGAAGTAAAGGTTTTAAACATCTTGAACTAGCTAAAGATATAGGTATTTCAAATCAATTAAGTGAATATATTTTTATAACAGTATTATCTATAGAAGATAGTTTATTAATGCCAACTGAAGATAAAGTAACTTATTATCAACCATATCCAGCAGAATTGTATGATATAAATATAGATAAATTAAGAAATCTTACAAGATTTTTACCATCAATGGATAAATATGGCTTTAAATTTACAGTAGATGCTTTTGGTAGTGAAATACTTTATGATTTTGGAAAGAAAGAACAAAGTAAATTTTCATTAATTAAAAATATTTTATTTAATATTAGTATTGAAGAAGTTAGAGAACAATTAGAATTTGATCAATTAAAAGATTTAGAGAAAGTTCTTCCTTATGACCCAAAATTACTTTATAGTATGAAAGAGTTTTTTATAAATAATAATTATGATTATGAAAAAGAACAAGAAGAAAAAGAAGATAAACTTATTGATATGAAAAAAGATTTAGTACAACAATTAAATGAAAAAGAGGTGATTGAAAATGAGGTGATTGAAAATGAGCAAGAAAAATCAATTTGAAGAAATAGAAAAAATATTTAATGATGCAATAAAACTAAAACCAATTAATGAAGTGACAAATTTCAAAGATGAAAGTGATTGGTCAGATTATGATGATGAAAAAGATGAACGTGTATTAGATTTTGACCCAAATGAACTTGAAAAGTTAAATCCTTCATTCATCATGACACCTGATAAACCTAAATTACAAAAAATTTCTGAAGAAGATATTCAAGATATAAAAAATGCTGCTAATACGGCTCTTATTGCATTAGGTGACATTGAAGCCATCTGTAAAAAATATCCAGCAGCTTTAAATACAGATTATTTAACAGATATTATGTATGAAATAAGAGATTTAATAGAAGATCTATAATATGTATAAAACTAAAGAATATGATTTCATTGATATTAATGAAGCAATAGAAGAAGAAGTTGAGAAAACTTTAAAACGTATTGAGAAGAGAAAAGGAAATGATACAACAATTAAAAAATCAGAAAAATGATTATGATAATTATTTAGAATCAATAGTTAGTAATTTTCTATCAAATACTATATCTAAAGCTAAATCAAAATTAGTACAAATGTTTTCTAAAGGTGATGCAGAATTAATTTATGATGATGCTATAAATTCAATTAAAGAAAAATTTCCAAATGATTATAATGTGATTTTAAATAAGTTACAAGCTGTTAGTGAAATAGTTTTATCAAAAAATAAGGATGATATTGCTTCTTTATTTCAAACGATGTTTGCTGAGTCTGATGAAGTAATTGTAGATGAACCTAAATTTTCTGAAATTAAAAAAGAAGTATTTCAAAGAGTTAGTAAAGGGTTTGTTCCTTCTGCTATGTTTTATCCTGTGTTAAAAATGTTTGAAGAGATTATGAAAATTTTAAATGGTGATAAAGAACTTCAAAATATTTCATTTAATCTTAATAGTGTAGAAATTGCATCAATTGTTGGTGCGTTTATAATGTTTACAGCATTTAAATTAGTAAAAGAAACTTATAAAGCTAAAAAAGAATATGTAAAATTAAAAACTAAAGAACTTGAACATGAAAAGATTAGGAAACAACAAATAAAAGAAAGAATCAATAAAGAATTTGACAAAAAGTTATGGAAAAAGGAAGAAATGGATGAATGGATTTCACAAAAATTATGGTCTCCTGATGAGCTTGAAAAATTAATTGATGAAAGAATAAAAAAACTTTCATATAAAGAGGAAGAAATGTCAGAATATTATAAACAATATCTTGAATCAGCTCAAGAAAATTCTTTATTTAATAAAGTAAATAAATTTAAAGAAATAGTTAAATCATTTAAAAATATTACTATAAAAAAAGCAAAAGAAATGTTATATAGAATATTAAATAAATTAAGTGATGATGATTTGCAAAAATTAATTGAGCTGCCATCTCAAAATATTGTTAATGAAGATATTTATGATGAATCATTTAAAGATATACTTAAAAATGCAGGAAAGAATATTAGCGGTGCTGTTTTTGGGCCACTATCATTTTTACCTGCGTTTAATGTATGGGTTATAATTGACAAAGCTGTTTCAGAAGGTTCTTTTGATGTTTTAAATAATGCTGATAAAAATAGATTAGCTATATATGCTTCTTTATATGCTGGATTAATTGGTGGTCAAGCATTAAAAAATATAATTAGAGATTATTTAAAAGAAAGAAAAAATAAAAAAAAGGAAGAAAATTATGAAATCTGATATGTATGATAAATATTTAAATAGGATAAAATCAAAAGAAAACCCAATAAATGAAAGTTTTGTAGATTCAACAGTAGAGAGATTATCAAAATTTGTTGGTACTGCGTTAGCTGAATTTATGAATGAATTAAAAGCTGAAGATAGTAATTTAGCTAGTAATATAAATAAGTTGGGTGCTAATAAAAAAATAAAAGAATTTCAAGAAAGATTTAAAGATAGTCCTCAATTCAAAAAATTTATAGAAAGACAAATTAAAAAAGGAGAATAAATATAATTATATATAAGTTAAATATATAAGGATATTTTACATGGAAGAACAAACTATTTTAACTCAATTAAGTAATGTCGTAAAATCTCGTAAAAAAGGTGTAGAAGGAAAGAAAAAAGGGAAAAGAGGTGAGTCTTGGTTTGCTGATAAATTATCAGATGTATCAGGATTACATTTCCATCGAATATTTTCAAGTGGTGCTGCTGTAGGTGGAACAAATAATAATTTGCTTAATCAATTAACCCAATCTCAAGCAGAAGCGCAACTTGGTGATATTCAAAGCCCTGAAGATTTTTTGCATTATTTTATATGGGAATGTAAAAATTATGCGGATCTTGATTTTCATAATTTATTTAATTTATCATTTTCAAAAACAGTTTTAGGTTGGATTAACGAACTTGAATATGATTTACAATCTGCTGTTACTTTAATGAAAAATAATTATAGACCTGTTGTTGGGTTTTTATGTATAAAGATAACAAGGAAGGGGGCTTGGATTATTGGTAATGAAAAGTATATAAATGATATATTTTTTAAGAATAGTGAAATGAAAGTTGATAATATCTTATATTTTGTAAGAGAACCAAATGAAGTTTTAAAAAAAATTGGATTTGGAAATAAATATTTCATGATGGACTTCACAAATTTTGTAACATATAATAAAGAACAATTGTTTATTATTGATTCTGAAAAACAAAAAAGAATACAAAAAGCAATAAGTATTTTAAAACAAATTAATCATAATATATGAGGAAAGAAATGGAAAAAAATTTAGAATATTATTTAAATAAAGCAAGAGAAACTAATGAAGAAGTTCAACTTAAAGATAATCAAATAGAAATTTCAAAAAATAATGTTTTTGGTTCTATAAAAGGAAAGGATCTAAGTTCTATGTCAGCTCCAGACCTATATGAAAAAATTAAAACAATCATGCCAAAACTTTATCAAGCAATTGAAGAAAAGGGTGGGTTAAAAATATTAATTGGGCAAGATGATTTACCAGATATAAGTATAAATATGGATAGAAGTTTTGATATAAAACCAGATTCTAAATAAATAGGATAAAAAAAATGTTTGATAAATATTTAAAGGAAGCATTAAATATTAATGCTATAAATGAAGATTATTATATAGAATCAGGATTAAGAGACATAAAAGAACTTGCAAAAAAATATAAAAATGCAGTTATTTATTTTCATGAGGATCTTGATGGTGTAACATCTGCTATTGGTTTAAAAGAATATCTTAAAAAATATGGTATTCAAACAATAGAAGTACATCAAATCCAATATGGTTCACAAGAATATGCGATACCTAAATCAAGTGATAATGTACTTAATGTTTTAGTAGATTTTGCTCATGGAAAGTATATGATGCACATTCATACAGATCATCATGAATCACAAATAGGTGCAGGGCAAACAAAAGCAACTTCTTTCGTAAAAGCTCCTTCAAATGCAGATTTTATATCAACAGTTTTAAATCCACAAGATGTTTTTCCACAAGATGATATTAAATTAATTTCAATAGTTGATAGTGCTGATTATGCAAAGAATGATATTCCAATAGAAAGAGTTATAAATGGTTTATTTGAATTAGATAAAAACAAACCGTTAAAAATAAATAAAGAAAATCAAGGGTTTGTTGTTAACAAATTACTTCTTTCTTATAAAAATAAAAAAGGATTTCTTGAACAAATTGTTATGAGATCAAAACCGTCATTACATTCTATGTATTTAGAAATTTTAAAATTTATAAAAGAAGCTAATATTACTATGCCTGGGAATTTAATTGGTGATAAAAAAAGTACAGAAGAATGGTCAAATCAATATGAAATGGTACAACGTGGTAAAAGATATAATTTAGGGAAAAGAGATGTTAAATATATATTACAATTAGGAGAAATAAAATATTTCCAAGAAAAACGACATGGGAAATTTATAAAAGAAGTAATTTCACAAGAGATAAATAATCAAGGGCAACATATGGTAGTTGGAAATCTTTTAATTCAATATGGGTCTTCTCCTTTATGGGGGCATAAAAAATTTGATAGATATATGGCATTTAAAATTAATCCTGATGTTGATTACTTTTGTATGATATGGCCATTTGGTATGATACAAGTTTCTAAAAACCCATTTAAGAAAGGTATTAACCCAGTTTCATTAGGTGATTTAATTCTTGGGAAAGGTGAAGGTATTACAAGATCTGGTGGAATAATGGATAAATTTAAATCAGAACTTGAAAATATTAAAGTTACTTTAGATGATATAAAATATAATCTTGAATCTGATATTAAAACGGAAGAACATCCTGAAATAGAAGGAAAAGATATTGAAAATTTAAAAAATTCTTTACTTGAAATGGGTTATCAATCAAAATCAAAATCTGTTGGATTCACCGCAGATGATTTTGCTAATGTTTTCAAAGGATGCAGGATAGAAGGATTACAAAAGGACCCTGAATGGAAAAAAATGATGAGAACAATTACAAATACTAAATATCATAATTTAGTAGAAACAAGAAGTTCTAAAAGTTTTTATGATAAGAAAAAAGTTACAGAATTAATAAAAAGATTGTCAGTTAAAGAAGTTTACCCGCAAGCAACTGAAGAAATTGTAGGTGGTGATCCTAATAAAGTTTTAGCAACTGATATGTTGAAAAAAGTTAGTGTTCCTTTATGGGATATAGTTATGATAAATTCAGGCGGTCATAAAGATATTACAAATATATCAAGTTTAAATTTTTGTGGTAGTGGTTTAAATATTTTAAGAAGAATTGCTTTTGAAATTGCTGAAAAAATGAAAGATATGAAATTAGTTGATAATACACAAATTGAAGAATCATTTAATGAATTAAAAAATGAATTTGTTTAATTATTATATAGAAAATGAAAAAGATTTCATTGATTTAGAACTTGGAAATAAAAATACAAGAATAAATTTTGGTGATAAAGCAGAAGCTTTTGTATATAATGATCTTATATCAAAAGGAATTAATGTTAAATCTGTAAAAGAATTTAAGAATTATACAAGAAAATTTGATCTTGAATATGGTGATTTATATTTTCCTGATACAAAAAAGTATATTGATGTTAAGATGGGAAAGGGATTAAGTAAAGCATCTTTAAATAATTTTAAAGGTGAAGGATATTTGTTCGCAATAGGTATTCCTCCTACTGGTGGTAATGTAACTGCTAATAAAATTTGGTATATAAAAGCAAGTGTATTGAGAGGAATAAGGGATAATGGTTATAATTCTAATATAGTTGAAAATCATTTAGATGCAAAGAAAATGGATGATATTATTGTATATGCAAAAATGCCAAGTAAAGAAGAAGGGTTTTATTTTAATTTTAATTTAATTAAAGAAAAGATTAGTTATAGTTCAATTATAGAAAAAAAGTTAAAGAAATGAAAATAGAAATTAAAAAAGAATTAGACCAAGAAACTTTAAAAAAAGTTAAAGAAGGTTTAAAAAGAAGCAGACAACTTAAACCACAAACTTTAAGATATGCAGAAACATATGCTAAGGAGTGGATATTTATAAAAAATAATGATAATAAAGTCATTGGTTTTGCTGCAATTAAAAAACCTGAAAAAGACGGATTTGATTCTGAAATTGGTTTCATTTATACTTATCCTGATAAAGAACTATCAAAAGAAGATATAATTTATAAATTAATAAGCTATATTAATAAAAAAAATGGAAATGGTGGGATATACGCTTCTGTTTTATTAAATCCTATAAAAAAAATATTTAAACAACTTGGATATGATAAAATAGATGAATGGGATTCTGAAGTAAGACCAGGAAATAAAGTTGAATTATTTACAAATAAAAAATTAAAAATTGTTAGTGAGGACAAAATGAAAAAAATAACATTATGGGATTATCTTGAAAATAAATTAAATATATTTAATGAAAGTGTATATACAATTACCCCTGAAAAAATGTATCTTGGAGGTACTACAGCGGGAACAGCACCAGGAGCAGGTAAAGAATTAATTAAATTTAGTAGACAAATAAAATCAATTGATCCTGCTGATTCTGATATAAAAATGCAACTTAAAGAAGGTATTCTTGCATCAGGATTTATTAAAGATGAAAAGAAAGTAGAAGAAATGATTAATAATTTTTTAGTGGTTGGTCATACATATAGTTTACCTATGGAAATACAATTAAGAGGTGGAAAAATAGTTATTGTAAATGAAAAACAAAAATCACTAGATAAAACTGTTGCAAAACAAGACAAATCTGAATTTAATAAAAATTTTAAAAAAGTTGTATAATAAAAACCCCATCATAAAGATGGGGTTTTTATTTCATGAGGAAAGTTTTTTGTAGAGTCCCATACAGCATTTTCATCATCAGCGGGAGCGCAAAAAAACACTTCTGATAAATCTTCTGGTATAAGAAATGAATATTCAACATTAATATTTTTAATAGAGTTATCAATTACAGACCCTTTAAAAATATTATTTAGGGTATCATTTTTTATGTTATCTAAAATTCTAAAAGCATATTTAATATAATGTTCATCAGTTTTTTCATTTTTTACATGAATATTATTATTATATATGATTATGATTTTTTTAATAAATTCATCAGATTCAAGTATGGGTTTCTGTTTGAATTGAAATACATTATTTTTCACATATTTCTCCTAAAAAATAAGATATAATTTATTATAATAATTTAATATAAAATTGTCAATATTAAATTTAAAAAAATGGAAAAAAATATATGTTTTTAGCATATTTAGAAGCTAATGTTATTGATAAAATACAAAAATTAAAGAATTATAATAATCAATTAATTAAATTAGAAAATTTTCTCAATAATCAAACACCACAATTAAAAGATAGTATTATTGATTTTTTAGCTGATATTGAAATAAAAACATTAGTGCAACTTATAGATTTAATTGGTTCATCTAATATAAATAATTTAATATCAAAAGTAAATGAAAACCCAATATTATCTAATATTTATAAATTTTATAACGCATCTATAGGTGATGGAGAATTACTTTGTGCTTGGATTTTAAATGGAAAATTAACATCAAATTCTGCATATGATATTTTATTAGGTGATAAATTAGTAGAAATAAAAACTCCTGCAAATAATGGTGACATATTTTTTTATAGATTTGGCATGGCAAATGATATTGTCATTCAAAATATAAGTATAGAAGGAATTAATTTATGGAATGAGATTTCATATACATTAAATAAATTAAATAAATTAGATATTGAGGAATTAAAAAAACTATATATAAATGAAACAGAAGAAAATAAAAGATTAGTTTATGAAGCTATAGATTATTTATTAGAAAATATTTCAACTATAAAAAATGCAAATATTACAGGTATAACCATTTACCATTTAAATAATTTTTATATTGTAAGTAAAAATTTATCTATTGATAAAGAAGATAAAACTTATTCAAGAGTTGATTTAAGAGGGAATTATATTAACAGGGATAAAATAGATATTGAACCGATTAAAAGAGAAGATATAGAAAATGCTAAACAAGGAAATACAAAAAGTCAAAGAACTATAAAAATAACTATTAAAGATAAAAGTAATAAAGAAGATAAAGTTGATAATTTTTTAGTTGGTAGATTAAATGACTTGTATTATGTAAGACATGCAGATAAATTTGAAGATCATATAAAAGAATCAGCTAAAGCAATTATTGACGACAATAAGTTATATATATTTTTTGACAAAAATGAAAATATAATTTTTTCTGGTAATGGGGTAAAATTAAAAAATCGTATAGGTTTTCATTCAATATCAAACTCAAGATTTAAAGTATTTGTTAATAATATTGATAAAGTTTATGATATATTTAAACAACTATATCATGAAGATGCTATAGGTACAGCAGCATTTTCAACTCCATCAGGAGCAGGTGGAAGTCCTGTAGAATCTATAACACCATCTAATTATGTTGGAACTATGGGTAGAAAGAAAAAAAAGAAAAGAAAATTTATTAGAATCCAAAGGCAAAAAGTAATTAATGATTTTATATAATATTATATAAAATCTATATTTTAAAAGGCAAAACTATGACTTTATTTGAAACATATTTAGAACAAGTAAGAAAAGAAAATTTTGAATTTATTCAACAAGAAGAAAATGATACTATTCTTGAATCTCTAGATAAAAGAATAAAATTAAAACATGAAAATATATATAAAGAAGAAAAAGAAGAAAAAGAAAAAGAAAATGAAGTTGAAAAAAAGGTTAATTCTGTTGAAAAGTCTAATGATTCTAAAAGAGAAAAGATATTAACTTCTTGGT